TGAGGTCGTCAATCTCCTCCCGTGATGGCGAAGGCCCGAGGGCTAGCAGTCCTTCGTACAGCTCCTCTGAGCTTCGGGTGCCCGATAGGTGCTGCCATACAGGTTTGCCAGGATAGCCGGGAACACGCCCCAAACCCGTGGAAGCTCTGAAGTATTGAGACTTCCAGCGGTCGGCAACCCGGGCGCAAACCTCCTCTCGGATGATTCTCTTCATCTTTATCGTCCTCCTGTGAAGATTTTGCTTGCGTTCTCTAGCATGCCTAAAGCATACTAGGCCGATGAGCAAAACACAAGCCCAAAAAGACAGACCGGTCCAGGTCAAGGTCGACCGCCAGCTAGCCGTCGACGCGATCGCGGCCACTGGCCGTCGGTTCCCCACCGCGGCGGCGGTCGTTCGGCACGGCCTCGCGGCGCTTGTCGACCAGGCGACCCTCGACGCCAGCGCGGAGTCTGAGCTCGCGTCCTTCTTCCTGACGGTGAAGAGCCGCAACACGGAGGAATGGATGGAGTCGGCCCGGAGGCGGCTCGACATCGTCGCGGCGAAGACGGGCCAGCAGGTTGACCGGGAGGGTGGCAGGCTCTTCCTCACGGAGACGCCGTGAAGATCGAAGCTGAAGGGCCACGGCGCGTCCTTGGCTGCTCCCTGAACAGGGAGGCGTCTCCGAAGCCTCGCGAGCACGAAGAAGTCGACCTCGAACAGTTCAGCCGTTGGCCGTCTGAGTCGTGGCGATTGGCCGAGATGCCCGCCAACGGTCGGCGCACGCCGAAGAGGTTGCAGCGATGACCTCTCACCGCACCCAACACTCGGTCGCCGTCAACCTCGCCACCCCCGACCTCTACTTTGGCATGCCCGGCAAGACCTTCGTGGGCTCATCGGAGGTCACCTGCTGGCTCGACGGCGAGGCGGTGGGCGACATGCGGACGTACGTCGCGCGCTACGTGTGGGGCCCGGTGGTGGACGAATGCCGCCGCTCTTTTGGACCGATCCCGCCAGATTTCTCCATGGCGGCCGAGCTCGCCGATGCGGCCCGGGTGACGCGGACGCCAGCGATGGTGCGCGGCGCACTCCTTGAGTGGGCGCTGTGGTCGCCTGACGACGTGGCGGAGCGCGAGCACGCCTCCGGCACCGACCGACAGGAGGAAGAGGCGAGGAAGGTAGCGCGCCGTGTATCCGCCGCGTCCCCCGTGGGCTACGTCGACGACGCCGATGCGTACGTCAACACCGTCCGATCGCTCCTGGAGCTCCAGCGGCACGGCCACCTGAGAACCCAGGTCGGGGAAGGCGTCGAGCTCCGCGGTGTCCCGTGCCGCCGCCGCGTGGATTTGCAATGGGGCGCCGGGGCCGTCGAGGCTGAGGCCGACTTCAAAGTCTGGAATGACCTCGCCCGCTTCGGCGTCGAGCGCCTGGCCGAGAAGTGGGGCGCGATCACCCAGGCCACCCTCTACCGCATGGTCGGCGAGGCGATCGACCCGAAGCAAGAGCGGGCCTCGGCAATTCTCGCGGTGGACCCGAGGGGCATCCCCGTCGAGCGGTGGTGGCACGTCCCCGAGACGCTCATCGACCAGACGCGACCGGCCGTCGAGCGTGCGCTCGGCGGTATCAGAGAAACAAGAGAGCAGCTCTTTGAGAGCTGGAGGAAAGCGGCATGAGCGAAGCAAAAGAGCTCGTGGTCGACAACGGCGGCCCCGGCAAGATCACCACTATCGTCAACAGCGAGCACGCCTGGCTCGACGCGGCGAAGTTTGACCAGGCGTACCGGGTGGCCAATGCCATGGCGGCCATGAGCTTGGTTCCCAACCACCTGAAGGGACAGGACAAGAAACAGACGGCCGCAAACTGTTTCCTGATCGTCATGCAGGCCGGAGCATGGGAGATGTCTCCGTTTCAGCTCATGGCAGGTAGTTATATCGTTCACGGGAAACTTTGCTATGAGGGCAAAGTCGTCGCCTCCGTCGTGAATACCAGGGCCGGATTGTCCGGCCGTCTCAGTTACAACTTTTCCGGCAAGAGCATGTCCCGATCCGTCACCGTCTCAGGTACTTTCAAGGGAGAAGACCAAGCCCGCACCTTTACGGGATCGGTCGCGGAGTTGTCTCGAGGGAGTGATAACGACATGTGGAAGTTTCCCGGGGCAGCCCAGGATCAGAAACTTGCTTACGTCGGGGCAATGTGGTGGTGTCGGAGGCATTGCCCCGAGGTGATTCACGGGATCGCGATCGTCGAGGAGAGGGGCGTCATGGACAAGATTGAGGCGGCCTCCGAAGTGTCTCTCATGCCGACTTTCCAGCCGCCCAACTCGCAAGACGCCAACGACTTAGACGAGACGACGCCAGCCGAAGAGAAAGCGCTTGTCGACGCAATTGTCGGCGAAGAAAAACCACCTGAAATGAGTCCGAAAGAACGGGAAGCATTCGAGGAAGCACAAGGGGAAATCGCAACATGAACGCCGCAACGCTCACCGTAAATCAACTCTGCGGCGCCTTCACTGCGCCAACCGGGCGCTTCCGCTCCTTGAACTCGGTCAAGGCCTTCCTTTTTTCGCTCAACGGCAACCTTCCTATCGCCCGGTCGATCATCGGCCGTCTGAGGGACGAGACGAAGGGAGGCGCCGTGCTGACGTTGTGGTTGAAGCGCATCCTGAAGGAACTGGAAGCCTTATCGCGCCGGAAGAGGGAGCACCGTCGGGAACGCGAGCGCATCGCCCTGGAGGCACACGTCGCCAGCCGGGAGCAGGTCGCCCAGGTTGATGACGGAGACGTGGTCAGGCCCGAGGTCTTCGGTGGGCGCCGCGGCGAGCTGAGCTGCTTGGAATGGGCGTCGGCATGAACCCGTTCACCGGCCCCGTCTTCTCCCTCCCTGATGGCCTGGGCGGCGTCACCTGGCACCAGTGGCACGGGACCTTCAACGCATCCGTGCGCATCACCGGCGCCGAGGCCGCGATCTACGTCGGCGGAAGGGCGTTCGCCCGGATGGCGTTCGCTCGGCTGAGGTCGACGCGAGCGACGACGATCGAGTCCTGCCCCGACGATGCCGACGTAGCGCCGAGCGACGAGGTCGCGCCATGAAGAGCTGCATGCCCTACGTCGTCGAACTGGAGGCCCAGATACCCGACCAATCCGTCCAGACGCTACGTCTGGAAGACCGTGACCCGTGGACAGCGGCGCGCCGGGCCTTCGTGATCGCCACGTTCGGCGGCTGGAACGAGCACGGGAACGCCCTCGCGAAAGTCTACGACGGCGACGGCGAGACAAGGCCCTTTGGCCAGGCCGGAGAATTCGCGCTCTGGTGGACGGCTCTCGACAGGTACAAGAAGGATCTCCAAAGGGTCCCGTTTGTGGATCTGGTCTTCGCCGGGAGTACCTTGCGCAAGCGCCACGATGCCGCTGCCGAGGCGAGCGACGAGGTGGCGCCATGAAGGCCGCCATCGACCTCTCCGCCCTCTCCGACCAGGCCCTGGTGAGCCTCAGCTACTTCTTCGCCTTCGACTACCGGCACCGCAAGACCGACCGCGAGAGCGCCGACCTGGTCGTCAACTCGGTCTGCCTGGAAGGCCAGGAGCGCGGCTGGCCAGAAGGATGGTACGAGGACCCGTCCGTGATTCCGTCGATCGCCGCGGCGATGGAAGAGCAGGCAGCGATGGAAGAGACGGAGAGGTTCATCCGGCACGTCAAACGTCTCACTCCGGCGGAACGGCGGAAAGCCCTGGCCCCGCTCGTCGCCGAGGGCGTCCTGGCGCAGGAAGAGGTCGACGAGGCCGGAAGAGCGGCCGAGTGAATCCTCCCAGGATCGACGGCGCCGCCAGCTCCCTTGCTGCGTATGGTCTGGTGGTCGAGATGAGGCGGCGAAGGGTTGACTTTGCGCAAGAGTCGGCCCTAGAATAGGCGCATGAACGACTCAAGAATCAATCTGCCCCTCCCGCCCAGGATGAGAGACCGGATCCGCGCCGCCGCTGACCGCGAAGGCTGTGGCGTTTCCGAGTGGATCCGCTTCGCCCTTCGACGTGCCCTTCTCGCCGAACCTGCCGAAGCTCAGTCCCTGGCCACTTTGAGCGGGAGGGATGATAGCGATTGCGAGATGGTCGATATGGACGCCGAGCGTCTGGAAGATTTCAAGGCCTCCAATAATGCCGAGGCCCGTTGACCGCCGGGCCGGACACCGGCCCGGAGAAAGCCGCCACGATTTTCTCGCCAGGGTCTTGCCGCCTTGGAACGACTTCAGTCTCTACTCGCCAGTGCTCACCTTCGACGGGCGCCACGTCGTGGTTTTCAGCGAGCCGGAGACGACCGAGCCTATCGGCTCGTGGTGCAAGGTGCGCGAGGTCTTGAACGCCAAGGACCCCGACTTTTCCCATCCTCACTACGGCCCCGAGGAAACCCTGGCGTTGGCGGGTTGTCGGAATGCTCTGGCCCTGCCCGAGGAGCCGGCGGAGGCATCGTGAGGCCTGACACCCCGAGGAGCCCACCTCCCAGGATCGACGAGGCCATGCTCTTCGACTTCGAGGCGTTATGGGGCTCGGACCACGTCAAGATCATGACGGGCGACCAGCTCGCGGTCTACATGCGCCTCCTGTCGTGCCAGTGGCGCGAGGGCGACCTGCCGGCCGAACCTCGGCTGCTCGCCCTGCGGGCAAGCCACGGGGAGCGTCACGTCACGGCCGCCGACCTCGTGGGCGACGGGAGCCTCGAGGAGCCGGCTGCAGGGACGCTTTGGGCGGCGCTGTCCCCGTGCTACCAGACGGACGGTATGTTCGTCTGGAACGAACGGGTTCGCACCGATCGTGCCGCTTGGCTCAAGAAGAAGGCGGCCTGGAAGGCCGGCGGGAAGGCCAGCGCCGAGGCCAGGGCGAAGCACCTTCAAGGCAGCTCCGAAGCACCTTCCGAAGCACCCTCGGAAGCACCTTCCCAGCTAGCTTCCCCCTCCTTATCCCCTCCTTCTCCTCCTCCTGGTCCCGGAAAAGAGAAGAGCGAGGCCGAAGACGGTCTCTCTTGTCCGCCGGCGGACGGCGAACACGAGCGCGCCCTGTCGAAGGCCGAGCGCGACTTCGAGATCTTGGCCGCGATCTATCCAAATCCGACGAAGAAGGCGAAGGCTCGCGCGGCCTGGTGCCGCCTCAAGGCCGCGGACCGGGATCTCGTCCAGGCGAAGGCGTTCCTCGACATCGCCGTGGTGTCGGGGAAGTGGACGGAGGACGACGGGCGGTACATCCCGGGGCTCTGGCCCTTCGTAACGGCAAAGACGTGGCAGGACGACCCCCGAGCCTACCCTCCGGGCTCGGGGAACGGCTCAGGATACGACGAGGACCGGCCGGGCGCCGTCGCTCTCTACGTCATGCGCAAGGCCCGTCTCGACGGACTCAGGACGCTCCCGCAGGTTGAGAGGGACATCGACGAGCAGGACGATGACCTCGACCGGTCGGAAGAGTCTCTACGGGCCGATCTCCAGGTCATCAACGCGGACCCGGTCTTCAAGGCGGAGCTCAAGGCCTACCTGGAGTCCCTGTGACCGTCCGCGTCCTGGTCCTGCAGACGGAGCGCTTCCGCCTACTGTCGGCGGTGTCGGCGGATCCACCGGCGAAGCGTGCGCCGCGAGCTCTTCCCTATCACCTTCCGGTGCTCCGGAACCCAGTGGCAGCGCGCGTGCCGCAGCTGCCTGGACGAGATCATGGCGGAGCTGGCTGCGAAAGCCGATGAGCGGGTCCAGGAACGACGAGCGGACCCCCCCCGGGGGGGGTAGGGAGATCGAGGCGGAGCTGGTAGCCGACCGCCGAGAGGGACCAGCGTCAGAAACCTGGGCTCGTGTTGGTGTCTTCGTCGTCGAGCCGTTCGGCGATGTCAAGCGCTCGTCCGGCGACGCCGTCGGTCGCCTTGAGCCGCGCCGTGAGCTCGGCGACTCGGTGACAGAGGACGATGACGGCGCCGTGAAGGCCTTCAGGATCGTCAAGCTTGATGTTTTCGCCGCTGAGCTGACGGGCGATTTCTTCGGGGCTCCAGTCTTCGTATCCACTAACGAACATGGCTTTCTCCTTGTCGGTCGGTCGTGTGGGTCCGGAGGATACGAGAGGGGCGGCCTTGCGGCCGTCCTCCCTACATGCAAGCCGCGGCGTAGGCCGTTTCGGCTTCGAGTTGGTCGACGTCGAACAGGTCGAAGTCAGCTTCCTCGTGGTCGTACCAGTCGGGCAGGTCGTCCGTGTCGTCGCAGTCGACGACCACGACCCGCGAGCCGCCGCCGAACGATCCGTGAAAGGTGGTAGGATCGGGGGCGGCGGTAGCTTCATGCTGTAACATGGCGCTTCTCCAAAGTAGAGAGGGGCGGGGTGTTCCGCCCCTCTCGCATCTCCCGGAAGAGTGAAGTGAGAGGCCGCCTCTCGGCGGGCTCCCTCAGAGCATGACGGAGAAGAGGTCATGCGCCGATTCCAGGACCAGTGCAACGCCGTTCTGGCCGATCCTCAGCTTCCATCCCCGATGGATCTTTGCGTCTTCCCTGGTGTGGCCCAAGGACTTGAGCTTTTTGGCGAAGGCCTTGCGGGCGTCACGCGCCTCCGAGGCGATGTCTCTGTCGGTGTAGGTGCTGAATCCCATGGTCGTTCTCCCTTGGCGAGGGGCCGAAGAATCTCGGCCGCTCACTCCACTCTTCCGTGTGGGTCGCTTCTCGCCTGCCAAGTCTGAGCGGGGCTTCCGGCGGTCGCGTTCAGGTTGTCAATTTGTCGGGCGGGCTAGTCGTTGCTCCCTATCGACACAAGATACTATAGCAAGGCGCATGCCAAGTCGTGACGCTGGCACGGATTTAGCAACACAAAGAGAGCATGGCAACCAAGAGAGACCCGTCACCCCTGCGCCGCGAAGCCGAGGCGGTCGCCAGGAGGCACCGCATCACGATCGACTCGGGATACCGCCGAATCCGCCTCGGGACCCCGGCAGACAGGGGCATGGGGCCTATCAGGCTGGAGCTACAGGACGACCTCGGCGTCGTCGTCAAGGACTTCATCAGCCGCCGGATCGAGAAGGAGGCCGCGGCCGAACGGCTCGGCGTCGGCGTGAGAACTTTCTACCGGAGAATGGCTGAGCACCTCGCTCTTGAGGATGCGGCATCGCCTGGTGGCGACGAAGGCATAGAAGTTGACACTCCGTGTCACGACGGTGCTAAGTAATGTCACCCTTGGGAAACAACGCGCACAAGGGCTCCGCGGACGGGTATGCCGCAGGACGTGCGGATCCATGCCGTTACGGGAAACAAAAAGTGTCACCGGGTGCCGCGGTAGCGACGAGAAACGACGCAAAAGCAAGGACTTTGTAACGTCACGAACTGGCACGCAACTTGCTATAGTATCTGGTGTACGACTGGAAAGCCCGAAACCAACACCGGAGACAAGAACATGAGACCAAACGCCCTTACCGCCAAAGCCAAGACGATGAAGACCGATGAGATCCTCTCTACCCTACAGGTTGGCAACAAGTCCTGGGACACGATGACAACCGAGGGGCGCATGGTTCGGGCCGCCCTGATCGACGAATACGTAGAACGCACGACGCCGGAAGATGGCGACCTTCTCATGGACCGGCTAGACGACCTCCTCCTAGAGGCGGCGTAGGGCCGACCGGCCCCCTGAGCCCCTCCCGGGGGCTCGGGAGACCGACCGACCGCCGACCGTGATACCATGCCGCCGACGAGCGGCAAAACAGGGAGACAGACCATGGCCGACTTCACGATCTACGGCGCCACCTTGAACCCCACGACGACCACCCGGCCGAGCGGCGAGGTCGCCGAGTACACCTGTGGCGAATTCCTCGACACGGAAATCGACGACTGGAACGACTACGTCAACATCGGAAATCTCACCGAGGTCGATCTCGACGACTACACGATCCACGACGAGCCAAGCGGTGCCAGAATCTTCCGCCTCGACGGCGAGAATCTTTTCATCGCATACGAGGAGGCCGCAGGATGACCACCAAGCTGCCGACCTGGGCCGACGCCGCCACGAAGAAGCCGCCCTCGCCCTGGACGCTCGCGTCTGAGGTGTGGAAGCTCACCAAGGCACGCTCGTCCTATCCGCGGCGCTCGGCGCGCCAGACGTCCGGCTCTCGATGTCGTCCCGTCGTTCTGACTCCTGGCGGTCTCAAGTTCACCCCCGCCGACGAGGATGACCTGGTGACGCAGGAGGTTGTGGAGATCCGGGAGGGTAACCGACTGGTCGAGCGCAGGACTCTCGAGCGACTCGCCGCCGCCGTCCTCGCCGCCTGGGTGTGCCTCGCTCCCCTCGCGCCGCAGCAGGCGAAGCGGGAGGCCTACATCGCCACCGCTGAGGGGTCCTACGTGGCCGGCGATCTCGTCTCGCGGCAACGGGCGGCGCAGTCGTCCAGGGACTGGGGGTGGACGTCGTGAGTTTTTACCATGGACCCTGGACGGAGCGGCAGAGGTCGCCGTCCGGTAATGACGGAGAAGTGAGTTGCGACACCTGCCCGATTTCGGTCGCCCGGTGCTCGCGGGGGATCAAGCGTTGTCGCCGATTTCAGAGGCTTCGCTCTGACGGGGTCACGATTCAATGCCTGGACAAACCGGTCGGTAACCCTTCGGTCGGGAGCATATGGCACCGCCCCGAATCGGACGATCCCGAGAGGACACCGGCATGAGCACCCTCCCGCAGGCTCTCGTCGACTTCGCCCGCCACGACGCCGCCCGCGCCGCCCGCAACCGAGCCGCCGACGTCAAACTCGGCGCCGACCCGGAGGCCAGGTTCGTCCACCGCCGCTTCATGAGTTGGACACGCCACGATGCCGAGGTCGCTATGGGCGCCGAGACGGTGGCGAAGCTCGATCGCGAGGCCCCGCGGCACCTCCGGAGAAAATCCCAGAAGGTGGCCGACTGGCCGGACGTATTCGACGCTCCCGTTCTCGACACGGACGAAGACGGAGACCTCGAGGGCGGCCCCGTCCTTGCCTCGTCGAGGCTCGCGCACCCCTCCCCGTCCCGCGACGATGAGCTGTCCCTCGTCCCCGACATCACCCTGGGCCAGCTACGCAGGCGGCGCGAGGCGAGGATTTTCGGCACCGACGAAGAGGGCGAGCCGGAAGACGGTCCGGTCGCGGCCGAGGGAAAGGCCTGCTGGGACGCCGCCCAGGACGATTCGCAGGATTGGGAGGACGTCTCCGTCGCCGAGCGTGCCGCCGTCCGCCGAGCCATCGACAAATTCCGATCTCTCACCGAGCCGGCGCGCAAGTCTGCCTCCGGCGCCAGGTCCGATCCCGCCACGCGGCCCGCCACGATCTCCAGCACGGGACCGGCGGCGGACGGCGATTCCATTCCGCCGTCCGCCGCCGCCGTTTCCCGGAGGGCCGCACGGTGATTCACTTCGTAGATCTTCGACACACCTATGAGGACACCGGGGCGAAATTCGCATTCTGGGACACGGTACTGGATCGGTTCGTCGATCTCGGCGGAGAGCAGGCGTGGGAGTCGTGGGACGACTTCGAGCAGGCATACAGTTGCTCTCCAACCCACCACGGAATAGACCGCTTCCGACTCGTGCCGTGGGAGATCATCATCACTTCCCCGGAGGGCCGCACGATGACCTGCGCCAACATCATCCGTCAGCTCAAGGACATCGCCGTCGAGATCACCGAGATCTCGATGGATGATCTCGACAAGGTCTGGCCCTGGGCCAACGGGTTGGCGGACGCGGTCGACGCGTTCCGGGCCGGCCGCAAGCTCAAGACCTACCACGAGACCGGTGGGCACTCGGCCGGGGTCGAGGGCCCGCCCTTGCCGGACCTGCCAATCGCGCCAAGGCCGTGCCTGCGCCAGTGGCGACCGGAGACCAGGGACGACGTCGCGCAACCCGGCGACGAGATGAGGGACCGCCAAGGACGCGTCGTGCGGCTCGGCAACACCTATGCCGTCGAGGGCTGGAATGAGGGACCCTTCCACGAGGGCGCGTTCGACATCTTTCGTCCTTCGGAGCACCACCGGACACCGGACGTGAACCCGAGCGCGGACGGAGCAAGGAAATCTGACGATGACCGGTAGGCCAGACGAGATCGAGGGCCTGACGGACGAACGTCTCGCCGACATCGAGGCCGACGTCGCCGCCGGTGCCGACCGGGTGGACGCCGTCCTCTCGCACATTCCTGTCTCGTCCAGAACGGTCGCCAGGTGGCTGAAGCGCGGCAAGACGGCGGCGAGGAAGGGCGAGGTCTGCAAGGAGGCCGACTTGTGGCTAGCCGTAGCGTGCGCGCGAGCCAGGGCGACGGCAGCGGCCCAGAAGGCTACTCACAAAGCCAACCCGGAGTGGTGGCTGGAGAAGGTACGCCGCCGGGTCAAGGCGGACGAGACCCGGGCCATGGCGATCAGGGCCGGCAAGGGCAAGGGCGCCGCGGAGATCGTCATCTACTCGCCGGAGAATCGACGATGACCTCTACGTCGACGACATGGACGAAACGAAAGCTGTCGCCGACCATGGAACGGAGATTGCTAAGCCAAGCCAGGGGGACGCTCGCCGGTCTCGTGCCGTGCTCTTTTCGTCACTCGCGAACGAGGCGGGCGCTTACCAGCAGAGGCCTCCTGGACCTCTACCAGCCGACACTAGCAGGATGGGCGAAGGCCGCCGAGCTCCTGGAGGCTCTCGGGCACGACAGAACGGCGGAGCATTGCTCGATGCTCGCGACTGGACATTTCCGGCTCAGGAAGAGAACCAATCAACCGTGACTTGGTCGCGTATCCGTGTCTGAGTGCATCGAGGTCCGCCCCAACGTCGGCTTCCAGGAGGCCTTCCTCGCATCGTCGGCCGACTTCGTCATCGGCGGAGGCGCGGCGGGCGCGGGCAAGTCCCGGGCGTTGCTCCACGAGTGCCTGCGACACATCAGGAACCCCGACTTTCGCGCCGTCATCTTCCGCCGAACCACGCCGGAGATCACCAACCCCGGCGGGCTCTGGGAGGAGGCTTGCGACCTCTATCTACCCTGCGGGGCGACCGGCCGCGGCGGGGACTACCTCGACTTCATCTTCCCCGGCGGTGCGCGGATCAAGCTCGCGCACCTGCAGCACGAGAAGGACAAGACGAAGTGGCAAGGCTCCCAGGTGCCGCTCCGGTGCTTCGACGAGCTCACCCATTTTACATGGCCGCAGTTCTCCTACATCGCCTTCTCCCGCGGAAGGCAGAAGCGAGGCCGGCCGGGCGCCGACCGTGAGGACGTGATCCGGCCTTACGTTCGCTGCACCACCAACCCGGACGCGGACTCCTGGGTCGCCGACATGATCGCGTGGTGGATCGACCAGGAGACGGGCCTGGCCATTCAGGAGCGCGCCGGCGAGCTCCGGTGGTTCATCCGAAAGGGCGGAGACTTCCTGTGGAACGACACGGCAGAGGGGCTCCGCGACGATTTCCCGGGCTGCTCTCCGCTCAGCATGACCTACGTCCCCGGCACCCTGGCCGACAATCCCTACAGCGACACCCCCGAGTACAGGGCCACCTTGGAAGCCCTCGACCCGCTGGACCGCGGCCGGCTTCTCGACAGCAATTGGCTCGTCCGGGCCGAGAAGAAGGGACGCGTCTTCGACCTCTGCAAGCGCGCTGCCGTCGAGTACGTGGACGAGACGGCGTCGTTCGACGTCGAACTCCGACAGACGGCACCGCTCCTCGGGGCGTGGGACACCGGGTCCCGGGCCTTCAAGACGGTTTGCATAGCTGGCATGATCGAGTGGGCCCCGGAGCCCATCCTCTGGATCGACTACGACCGGACATGGCCGCGGGTCGCCTCGTGGGAAGCCGGCGAGGGCGTCGTCGGGGACCACCTTGAGCGCTACGGGCGCGGCGGCTTGCACGTCATCGACCCGGGCGGCCACGGGACGGCCCACGACCGGAGCGACTGGAAGCAAGGCATCGCCTCCGGAGGGATCTTCTTCGTCGACTTGCACGGCTACGTCGAGCCGATCACCGACGTCAAGCTGACGGTCAACTCTACGCCGTGGAAGACGAAGCTCGCCACGATCACCAACGAAATGCTGGCCAAAGGTACGCTCCGGGTCCACAAAGCATGCCTGGAGGCCTGGAAGGCCCTGGAAAACTGGCAATGGGACGTGCCCGAAGGCGTCGACATCGAAGAGGTCAACCGGAAGAACATCCCGCCGAAGAAGGACGGGCCAAGCGACGCCGGGGACACGATTCTGTACCTGGTGGCGCTTTTCCTCGTCGAGGTCGATGCGGCGCGGGCGCGGGCCGCCGGCAAGCCGAGCCGGACGCGCGACCCAGTCGGATCGCCGCGGACGGCGGACCTGATGGGGCGCGGGCGACTGTGATAAGGTGGGGAGCATGGCGAACGCAGAGAGCCCTACCTCCAGGCAAGAGCAGCACCTGGACCGCGTTGATTTTTTGGTCCGCAAGTTCACCGCGTTGGCGGAGGATCGCGAGAAGGCGTCACTATTGAGAGATCCCTTGCCCCACGTCGACGTAGTGGAGCTGAAGTCCTCTGGGTTCCTGTGGCCGGGGTCGGCATGAGGTCCTCCTACGTCGGGGAGAAACGATGATCCGCGTCTGGTACCACGCCAACTGCCTCGACGGCTTTGGGGCTGCCTGGTGTCTCTGGAAGAGTCACCAGGCCGGTGAGATGGGCGGTCCGATCGACTTCCAGCCGGTGAGCTACGGTGACCCGGTGCCGGAGCACGATCCCGGCGACCAGATTTGGATCGTCGACTTTAGCTGGAAACGGCTCGAGATGGAACTCTTGCTGAGGATGAAGAGCAACAGCGGGGTGACGGTGATCGACCATCACAAGACGGGCGCCGCCGAGCTCGAAGGCCTCTCCTGCGCGATCTTCGACATGGAGAAGTCGGGCGCCGTCCTCACCTGGGAGCACGTCTTCCCGGACCAGCCCGTCCCGATGCTCCTGCTCTACATCCAGGACGCCGATCTCTGGCGGTGGGAGCTCGACGGCTCTCGGGAGTTCCGGCAAGGTCTCTGGTGCGAGCCTCGCGACTTCGAGCACTGGGACGGACTGGCGGCCGGTGGAATGGAGCCCGTCTTCAGGAGTGGCCACGCGATCCTCCGCCGCGTCGAGGTCGAGGTCGAGAGGATTGCCGCCAAGGCCTCCAAGGCCGTCCTGGACGGCTTCGACGTCCTCATGGCCAACAGCGACGGCATGGCCTCGCAGATCGGTCACGAGCTCGCCAAGCGCTCAGAGAGCGGCATAGGCGTCGTCTGGCACCTGGACGGCGACACCTACCGATGGGAGCTACGATCGACCTCGGATGGGCCGGACGTCTCGGAGATCGCGAAGCGGCGTGGCGGTGGCGGTCACGCGCACGCGGCAGGTTTTCAAACCAAGCATCCGGGATTCGATTCGTGAGCTCTGCCTACGTCACCCTCACGCTCGCCCCGGCGCCGACCGACACGGCCCGGGCCTTCGTCACCCTGACCTCGACGACGAGCCAGGACAATGGCGTCGTCACCTTGACGGTCAACGCTGCTCTGTCGGCGATCATCCGGCCACGGGGTCAGACCATCCAGCGTCTCATGGTCCGCGTCACCGCCGACCTGCCGGCCGGTCGCGGTGCCGTCTTCGGCCACCAGATCGTCAGCTGGGAGACGGAGGAGACGATCGACGCGGGCACCTCCTGGACGATCACCATGTTCGCCGGCGACAACCTGGACCACGGGTTCTTCGGCTGGCCTCAGGACTTTGGCGGCGCGCCACCACCCGGTACCGGGCTGGTGCGGCTGGAGCTCCTCTACGTCCTCCTCGACGGCACGACGTCGCCGTTCACGCTCTTCTCCGGCTACTCGCTGGAGAGCTCCCAGACGCTCGGCGTCCACCGGATCACCCTGACGGGGATGGGCGGCGCCAAGCCCTTCGACCGCGCCACCGGCGTCCTGAGCTTGCCCCCGAAGCACGGCCTAACCCACGGGGAGGTGTGCCGCGCGATCCTGCTGGCAATGGGCGTCCCGATCGCGCAGATCAAGGTGGGCGCCGACATCGGGAGCCCGCGGACGAATCCGTTCGACATCCCTTGCGCCGAGGGCTTACAGCACGCCCGCGACGTCCTGGAGGCCGCGGGCTACGTCCTGATCGAGACGCGGGACGACCCTCCGGTCTTCGACGCCGAGCCGCGGGAATCGAGCGAGCTAGGGACGATCTTTGGACCATGACCGCGAGCACTGCCACATGAGCCCGAGACCCCATCGTCCGGCGCTGCGCTACTTCGGCGGCAAGTGGCGCCTCGAGACCAGACCCGGGGGGCATCCGGCACTGGGCGTATTGGATCGCTGCCGGGTTCCAAAGGCCTGGCACGAGGTTCGAATCCTCGGCCTGCGGCCCGCTGTGATACCCTCCCGCCATGGCAGCCGAGCCCGGTCTTTACTGGCGCGTCACGGCGAACGACGTGACGACGGTCTCGCCGGCGACCCAGTCGGCCACGACCGACGTGCCGACGTGCCTGATCGTCAACGGGTCGACGACGACTCTTGGCGAGGGCGAGGGCGGCGCGATCGTCGAGACGCCGACCGTCGTCGAGCTTTTTCAGCCCTACGCGCTCAAGGGAGCAAGCTTCTCTCAGAAGGTGTTCGAGGGAGAGCTCACCCCGATTCCGGGCGGCGGGGACAAACCCACCGTGCTCCAGCTGGTCCGTCGGATCACTACCAAGACGACGAGGGAGAACGGCTGCGTCCAGCGGATCCAGGTCGATACGGAAGAGAATTTTCGTCCCGAGGCGGCCCGCTTCTCGCAAAGTGGCCCCAGTGGGTCCATCCTGGCCAGGGCCGGGGTCTTCCTCGATGCCGACGCCACCCAGAACGGGACCGAGACCGCCTACGTCGAGGCCGTCGAGCGCCTCCGTCTCATCAGCCGCGTCGTTACCACGCCAAACTACACCGGGCCGGAGGGCGAGCTTGAGAACACGACGATCCGCACCGGGAGGTTCTTCAATCCCAGGGCGGCTCTCTTCACGGTGAATCCAGTCACCGAGACCCAGACTCCCCTCAGCGTGTTTCTGCGCGGCAACGGGGGAGGAGTTCAGCTATCCGAGGAGAAGTTCTTTGGCGGTCCGGATGACCTGCTTCCGGACGGGCCGGATCAGATCGATGTGGTCTTCCCGCTGATCGTAGTCTGGTTCCAGGTCCAAACGCTCGAGATCGACCACGACACGGGCTACGAAGTCGGGCGAGCGACCGAGAACATCGGCTTCGATATCACCGGGAGTGGCGTTTTCAGCTACGACGACGAGGCCAATACACGGAGCGAACACGACGCCGAGCGGGCGCTGGTGCTCACCCGTGAAGAGATCGTCCGCACGGCGATCGCCGGCGAGGAGTCGACGCATGGCGCGATCACCACGAACCTCGACAAGGGCTCGGTCACGGACATCATCAGCGAGCAGCTACTCAGCTACCTGCCGGCCGCCCAGGCCTGCAGCCTGGACAGCGCCCTGCGGAACTCCAACAAGCCGTTCGGCGCAATCGTTTGCGCCGGCGAGCGCCACCGACACGCCCGGATTGAGGTGCTCGACAACCCCTGGGTGGAGAACATCGCCGAGGCAAGGGCGTTCGGCATCCAGCGGCTTCGCGAGCTGACGGCCATCGAAGTGGCCGCCGACGTCCCGCCCAACGCCACCTTGCGCCAGAACCAGCGCGTGGACCTGCACCTGCCGGAGCGTGGTTGGACGGACGAGCCGTGCTGGATCCACACGATCGCGCACCGCCAGGCGGAGAGGAGCCCGCGCGGGGCGCCGCAGCCTATTCTGGGTCGGGTGGTGCTGCGGGTGCCGGTGGTGTAGGGACGCGCTCGTCGTCGCGCAGTGCTTCGGCTGCCTCACGGAGGTCTGCGGCTGCCTCGCGGGAACTGTCGGCCAGCAGCGCGTAGTGGACGGCGGCCTTGCCCATTCTCATGGCGAGCCGCGTCATCGACTTGTGGGCCTTCGTCATCGTGTCGTCCATGTCGTCTCCTTGCGTTGGAATGCGCTCCGCGGAGCGCCGGGGACTTGGGTGTATCGGCCTCCCCGAGGTCTCACCCGAAAGTTCCGGGCCTCCGGGACCCCGCTCTCGGCCTGATCGGGCTGCGGCGGCAGGAGGATCTTGGCACGTTTGGTTTGACAAAGCAAGCAAGCATGCTATTGTGGACGCCAAGCCTCAATCCAGAGGCGCTAACAAGAGGCCACCGAAGGATGAATTTCTCGACAATGAAGGACGGCGCCTTCGAGCGCGACTTCCAAGAGGCCTTGCAAGGCCTCATCGACGACATCTGGGACCCGGGCAAAGAGCCGGCCGGCAAGCGGGGCTTCACGCTGAAGTTTACCCACACAGCGCGATCACGCGAGGTAGGACGGCTCGAGATGGAGATCTCGACGATCAAGATGGGGCGACCGCTCTATCCCACGGTTATGGGGATCCAGCTGGACCTGGAAAAAGGCGTAGCCGTCGCGTACGAACGCAACAGCAGCGAGGACGGGCACGCGGGACTCTTCGACCACGACGGCGACGTCTCCGGCGACGTCAAGGCACAGAATTAGGAGATCACGATGCATATTCAATGCGACGCCGAGACCCTGGCCTGGATGCGCGACAACCAGGGCAAGGCCAACAAGCTCACGGACGACGACGGTCTCACGGTCTTCGACCGTGAGACCTTCCGGCCGCCTCTTCCCAGAGTGCCCCTTCTGACCGGCCGCAAAGTCCACACGCTCGACGCTTTTGCCAAGTACGTACTTGCGAATCTGGACGGACTCGACGCCGGAGACGGATGCATCTTTTGGATCCATGTCGCGAGTCCGTCTCGGGTCGTCTACGACCTGGTGCCGACGCTCCTCGGACTGGCCGAGCTCGGCGACCGGAACAAGATCCTCAAGATGATGAGGACCACGGTACGGAAGAACCAGGAGGTAATCGAGGACGACATGGGCGGCCAGATGACAAAGACGGAGACAAGTGCCGGACCTGTCGAGTGGACCCACGAAGACAACCCGCTGAGTCTCGCCCCGTGGCGGACCTTCCCGGAGGTATCCCAGCCTCTGGGGTTATTCGTCTTCCGCTGGAACCAGTCCGGCCAGTTCAAGCTCGTGGCCACGCCAGACGAGAGGTGGCGCCTCGAGGCGGTCGAGAGTGTCGCGAAGTGCCTCCGGGAGAAGCTTGGCGGCGGCTCGCCGCCGGTCTTCGCGTAGGTCATGCCACACGTGCAGCACTCATTCCGCCTCGACGCTGACCTGTCGGACAGGTTCGTCCTGGTGGCCAGTCGGGCCAAAGTTTCCAAGGTCGAGGCCTTCCGCCAAGCAATCCGGAAGTGGGTCGAGGATGAAGCGGAGCGACTCGATCAGGACGAGGGCGCAGGATGAGAGGGCTGAAAAAAGACAAAACAGAGCGGGGATTTCAGTGCCTGACAGCGCTCCCTCCAGACAGTCTTGAGAGAGTCAGCGTGGTCCAAGAGTCGTCTGCCATCGGACCACGAGAAGAAGACCTCGTCCGCCCGGGATCGTCGTTTCTGTGGATCGGCCCGTGGAGCGAGCACGTGGACCGTCCGCACCTGGATCGCGTCGCCGTCGCCGGCCTCAGAGACGCCTTGACTCGTTGGCTCGACACGGGCGAACTCTACGAGCCCGAGAAGGAGCAGGAGTCCGAATGAAGAGCACCGTCCACGTCCACGCACCGCACCCCACGGAGGCGAACGTCGACCGCGGCCCGTGCCCCGACTGCAAGCGCAAGCGGAGCGCCTTCGTCAACATCTTCACGCCCTGGTATGGGTGGGACAAGACTTGCCTCAACTGCGGCCGAACCTGGGCGGACGGCGAGTGGATCGCCCTCCCCTTCTGCCGAACGGCGCGCCCCGATTCGATCGCGGCGGCGCGGCGGGCATACCGGCGATTCCATGAGGTGGCGGCATGACCAAGAAGCAAAAAGACCAGAAGGCGCAGGATCTGATAGAGCTAGAGTGTCGGCTCGTAGACCTCGCCCAGGGCGCGGCGGGCGGTTGTGCCGTCGAGGACGGGCAGGACGAGTGTAGTGCCGGAATCGCTTACAGCATGGGGATCCCGGAATGGATTCGGTTCGTCCAGGCCGTCCAGCGGACGTTTCGGGAGAGCACGGGCGCAAGTGAGGCGCCGGCTATGAAGGTGGCCTTCGAGCTCTGGAACCTCCCCCGTTTCGCCGAGCGGTTCGACGTCGCGGCGGAGCATCTATACGACTGTGGGGCCAGGGCATGACCTGGCCCGAACTTCTGGGAGCGTCTCTGGGTCCCGTTCCTGGTGCCTGCGCTCAGGAGCCTCGCCTCATGAAGTTGGCCGCCCTCCCCACCCTCCGGATCCTCTTCGAGCCCGCCGGCGGCGGCGTGTCCATCGGGAAGATCGCTGAGGCCTGGGACCGGCCAGCAGGGCCAGAGCCGCCCGGCGACGTCGGGCAGTGGTTCTCGCTCTCCGTCAAATTCGCCGCTCAGCGCATCGCCCGCGACGGTTTGCAGCCCGAGCTCCTGACGGTGGCGGAGGAGGTGTGATGTCGATCGACTGGGCGAACGGCGAGCTCGACGAAGTCGTGGACGACCTCGGCACCGTCCGCGGATTCGTCGCGCGCTTCCTGGAGCTCGGGGCCTACGGTCTGATCGCTCTGGCCGACAACCTCCGTCCAGGTCTTGCCGCGGCGATGGCAATCGACCTCTTGAAGATCCAAGGCATCACCGTACGCGTGATACCCTCACCCCGCGGCGAGGCGGACGCCGGTTGCCAGCAGCCTCCGGCTCCCCTCCCTCCCCGCACTACCGAGATCGACAGATGAGTGAGAAGAAGACCACCGCGAAGCCGAAGGCGAGGGTAAGCCTCGTCATCTGCTGCGGCGACAGGCCGGAGGACGAAGTGAGCTGGGCCGACTGGGTCGAGATCGCGGCCGACGCAACGCGCCACGATGAAGACGTCCGGATCTTCGCCGCCCGCTTTGCCGCCGACGCTCTTTCCGACCACGCCGCCGGGTGCCGCGAGAAGCGTCTTGAGCGCGAGGCCGAAGAGAAGGCTGACGCACAGGCCTCCGAGGACGCCGCCGTCCTCGCGCGCATCACCAACACCGACATTCTAGAGGCGCGCCTTCGCGAGCTCACCCCGGTGGGCGTAGCCGTCGCATACGACGAGGCCGGCTAGGCCGACTAGCGGGAGAGGACGACGATGACGACTGCTCGCGAGCGCCAACTCCCCGCCACCCGGGTCCACAGGGATGCGCAGCGCAACACCAATGCCCGCCGCTTCGTCATGGTCCGGCCGCTGGGCACGGACAAGCACCGGGTCCGAGAGATCGGCTGCGCGGTCGACCTCGTCGCCGGTTCCGCCGGCTCGCGATCCCCTGGCTCGATCCTGGTCGGAGTGAACCCCTTCGGCCAGCCCCAGGTCTCCATCCTGCGCGCAGAGCCAGCGGGCTTCGCCGGTCGGTCGACCTTCGGATTCGACGACGAGGCCTTCACCCTGACGGCGGATCCTTCGATCACCGCCACCATCCCGGCCTTCTTCCTGGCCGGCAGCACCAACCCCGGAACCTACCTCGTCGGCTTCGAGCTCCAGGAGGACCCGCTCGACATCGTGACCCTCGTCGTGCCCGGCAGCACCGAGGAGGTGCCGATCCCCGACACCTTGGCCACGATCTCCAACCTCAGCTTCGTCACCGGCGCCGAGCTCGACGGCCTGAACCTGGGGCCGGGAGCGCAGGCGTTCAAGGCCGACATCGACGTAGACGCGGGCCACCCGGCCGCGCCGCTCGGCTCGCCGGTCTCCGGGGCCTCGCTGAGTTTCGACGTCAGAAGGGCGGACGCATGAGAACACGGGCAGCAGTCGAGGCAGCCTTCGCAGACGCTCCGACCTTCGAAGTGGCCGGCCGCCGACTCGGCGGAGTGACCAAGCAGCGTGCAGCACAGATCGCCGCGGAATTTTGCATCCCGAGCTCGCTTCTTCGAAGGTTTCGCCGCGGCGTCAAAATAGCTGTGGGCCTGAAGGGTCAGGGCCTGCTACCGCGCGAGGTCGCAGAACGAGCCGGCCTCAGCGCCACCACGCTCTACAGGGCGGGGGCCTTAAACGCCAGGAGGTGAAGCTGACATGACCCAAACATTCGACGTCTCCCGCGTGGTCCCGTCCATCACCGTTGCTCCGACAGGGTCCAGCTTCATCTTGCGATGGTTCATTCATTCTAGCCCGGACGCCCTGAAGTTGCAGATCTACGATTCTCCCTCGATCTTCGGAGTGCTCGGTCCACTCCTTCGCGAGACGACGCTTCCTTTGCCTATCGCCAAGACCGAAGTCCTGGGCGAGTTCAACCGCGGCGGAGCCCAAGGGTCCGGAACGAATACGGATTTCCGGCGGACTCACCACTTTATGATGGGTGCCAACGGCAAGGTTTCTAAGCACTCGATCGTCGGAAACACCCGGTTCCACGATGGCCGGGTGCCCTACCTCTTCGTCTGGGACTGGGAGATCGACAACCTTTTCACTTTGACGCTCGAGGATCCGACAACGTTGATTGAGGGACCCGTAAAGCTCGGCGAGAGGCTTTATTTCTTCGCCATCGATGACAGCGACGACGTCGGAACCTTGTATAGCTGCCTTACCGATCTTACGGACCTCTCGGCCCACGGCGACGCCGGCGTCATGGCCGGCCCGCTCGAGTACATGATCGCCACAAACGACCACATTTCCGGGTTACGCAACCTCGGAAACGCTGTTGTCATGCCCGCCGGTCCGGTCTGGCCGTTGGCGTCCATCAATGATCCCGCGGTAGAAACGACTTACGGCGTCGGCAGCGGCCAGATCTGGGAGCGTCGGTACGGGGACCATCCGGGACAAGTAGACCCGACTACGAATACCGGCTTCTTGTTCAAGAAAGCCCGACCAAACGCGGTTTTGAGTATCTCAACGGCAACAGTCGTCGTCGATGACATCCTGACGGAATGGACGGGCGGAAGTCCCATCGGCGTGACCTACTGGACGTTGGAGCAGGACACCACGATCGTCAGGGTCGAAAACCAAGTGGGTAGTGGTTCCCCTCCGCCGAGATATGCCAGTTCATCGGCATTTACCGCGGAATGGTCGACAGGCGGAGCCGGCGGGGACATCCCTTTCGGTGGGACCTACCTCACCGAAGGCCCCCCCGACGACGCCTACCACCAGAATTTCCGGTTTGGTGGGTAATGATTGATTCCTCCGACGCGAGGCGAGGCCACCAAATGAAGAACGCACCGATCCTCAGGACTGCCCGTCAATACGTCGAAGCGGGACCCGCACCATTCCCAGAAAAGGTAACGGTCTTCGACCACAGGGACGATCCGAACGGCCCAGGCGGCATTTTTGTCGAGGCTCCGCGCTTTCGTGCAGCCCTGATCGAGGAGGAGATCGCCGCCGGGTTGACATTCGACGTCCTGGACGGGATCGCCAAGGCGTTACGGGTCAAAAAGGGCGTTGAGTGACCGTCCCGATCGGTCCCCGACCCGACGGCCCAGAAGGCCCCGTCGTCGGCCGCCTTGAGCAGGCGGTCCTGGAGATACTGACCCCCGTCGAGGTCGTGCCGACGCCGGCGGGGCTCGTTTACAAGCCCGGTTTTGACGACTTCGCCAACGCCGCCCTTCTGATCCGCGAGGCCTCCGAGGCCGGTAAGGGTCTTCTGTGGATTGCTCAGGAAGAAGTCGGCGTAGACGCGAGCCCGGACGAACGCATCGACGCCTACGCGGAAGTCGCGAGAACGATCGACGAGAAGAGTGGCCGGCTGATCGAGCTGGCCGCGGACAAGCTTTGCGCGCTCCTCGACGTGCTCGACGTGGGCGCTTTTCCAAACTGACAAAGGAGAAACCATGTACATGAACGCAGTCGCCGAACTGATCAGACAGTACCTCGCCCACCTGATGGCCCAGCTCGACGTCTTCGGGCTGGTCTGCGCCGTGATGCTCTTCGCCCTGGGATGCTACTTCGCCGTGAAGGTGGCCGTCTTCGGTTTCCTGGACGGTGACAGAATCGACGTCGCCGGCATCGTCAAGCGGCCCGTCTGGACGAAGGGCCCGATCGCCATCGCCTGGTGCGGCACCGCCACAGCGGCGCTGTGGTGGAGCTCGTGGATTCTGAGGTAGACCCGCCCATGGAAAAACAAAAACCCGCAATCCTCATCGTATGCCTCTGCTGTGTGGCCCTCTTGGCGGTCTCGGTGGGCCTGCGCGCCGAGTATTCGGACCCGGTCGGTGCGCACGCCGAGGCCCACGCGGCCGACCTTTGGCTCGACGCCGCAGAGGGTAAGATGAGTCGTGAACAATGCCTGGGGATCGCCCGCCGCCGCATCCGGGATTCCCTTCTCCTGAACTTTCCTGACGCCGAGACGCGTGCAGTCATCCAGCGATACGAGAAGCTCTCCCGTCGCCAGGCCGCAGAACGCGAGCCTCGACCGGTTGACCCGGCCGCCCCCGAGGAGTAGATTCCACCCATGGCAGCCCCAGTGATCACCTGGACGGACACGTCCGACGTCCTGAACGACTCCGCCGCGCCGCTTGCGGTGGTGAACGCGACGCCGGGCGCGACGACGTTCGCCGGCACGCTCCGGGTTCACAACGACCTCGCCGGGGTCGGCGGCATTGACGACGCCATCGGCTACGGCATCCTCGCCCAGGCCCGGATCAAGGACACGTCCGCGGAGTTTGAGGCCGAGGGCTTCCAGGTGCTGGACGCTGGCGGCTTCCGGATCTCGGTCTCCGCCACGTCGCCCGAGGGAACCCCGGGGTCTCCCTTGGCGCTGGGCGGCGACACCGTCTTCCCCGCGCCCGACATCCCCGCCGGGTCGTTCCTGGAGATCGACATCGAATTCGTGCTGCCCGCCGACGTCTCCGCCAGCGCGCTCGAGTTCATCCTCGACCACGTCAGGACGAAAAGCGGGCTGATCGGACCCCATCCGAACGGCCTGCAGACGGGCCGCGGGGACAGCACCACCTTCCAGGTCGCGCACGCCGACGGCGTGTTCACAGCTGCCACCGCGCCGGACGACACCGTGGTGGCGCCGCGCTACACCGTGGTGGTGCAGGGCGTGGCGCGCCACGAACCCGCCTCCGTGCTGACCTTCGACGACCTCGACGGCTCCGCCCAGGCGCTTCTCGCCGGCGAGAGCTACGCCGCCCTGATTCTCGACACCGTGGGGGGGCGAACCGTGGTGAAAGGCGACAAGTCGGCCGGCACACCCACGACACCGACGGCGACCTCCGGCTCGCTCTCCCGCGCTCTCGTCATCGTGCCGTTCGGACTCGTCATCGTCTCGGTGACGCCGCTGGGACCGACAGACGGGAACTTCTTCGCCGCCTTCGCCGGGTCCGACGTCATCGTCTCGGGCGGCTTCGCTCACGCCGATCGGCGCGAGCTCTTCCCGCGCACCTCGACCACGATCTCCCTTTCCGCCTTCATCTCCGCCGAGGTAGACGTCTACACCGACCAGGAGGGCGAACTCCTGACGACGCTCCGCGGCGTGCCGCTTCAGGGCGCCCCGCTTCCGCTGTGGCGCGCCATCACCGACGGCGGTGGACTGGTGACCGACCTCCAGGACTTGCGGAAGCTGGCGGCAGGCCAGGTGTACGGATGACCTTCATGGACTTGAAGATGATCGTTCTCGATGCTCATGAGGCCCGGTCTCGGGCCGGTCGAGCACTTGCCGAGCACTTCCCCGAGGGCTCCACGATCACGGTACGAGTAGACGACGCCGACACGAAATGGTACGTCGAGGAAATCGATTTCGACCGTCTGGAAATCAAGGCCCGCCGGGAGATCTGCGGCGAGGTTCCGATCCGGGCCTCGTTCGGAGTGAGTGACTTGGTCGGGCTAGGGAAAAATGGATGAGTTCGCTCTCTTCGCCGGAGCCGGAGGCGGACTCCTTGGAACCCATCATTTTCTCGGGTGGCGCACCGTGGCTGCCGTCGAGATCGATCCCTACCGCCGGGACGTCCTCGGCGCTCGCCAGCGCGACGGATTCCTGGGAACATGCCCGTTCCCGATCTTCTCCGACATCCGGGACTTCGACGGCACCGCCTGGCGAGGGCGGGTCGACGTCATCAGCGCGGGTTTCCCCTGTCCGCCCTTCTCCGTCGCCGGCAAGGGACTCGGAAAGGACGACCCGCGGAACATGTGGCCCGACACCGCCCGGGTCGTTCGCGAGGTGGGACCCCGATTCGTCCTGCTGGAGAACGTTCCAGGCCTCCTTGCTCACGGGTACTTTGGATCCATACTCGGAGACCTGGCCGCGTGCGGGTTCGATGCGGAGTGGGACTGTTTCCCAGCGTCCTCCCTTGGCGCCCCTCACCGCCGGGACCGCCTCTGGATCTTGGCCTACACCAACGTCGATGGACGCTGCCGGGATGCCTCCGAGGGCGGCGAACAAAGGCGGCAGGAGGTCCGCGAGCCTGATGCACGCGGTCTACATGCCGGATATCTTCCCGACTCCTACCGCCTCGATGATGACCCTCCAGGACCAGGAGCAAGCGCGATACAGCGGGAACGGTGGGAAGCGGCCCGCCTACGGCGAGGTCTTCCCGACGCCGACCGCGAGGAACTACGGGACGAACCAGGGCGGCGCAGCCGGCCGAGTTGGGAAAGTGCGGCCGAGCCTGGAGACGATGGCGAGGCGGAACATGTGGCCGACGCCGACGAAGAAGTCGGAGGCTCAGCTGGCCACCGACCCGAGCCCGGGACAGACCGGCGGGGCAACACTTCGGGGGGCGGTCCTGGAAGCGGAGGGGCTGTGGGTGCCGAGGGCGGAGCGCTTCCCGACGCCGACGAAGAGCGACGGCGACGGCGGGCAAGGGAGTGGGCGCAGAACACAGGGTGGCCCGAACCTGCGTACGGACCAGGGTGGCCTCCTGAACCCCGAGTGGGTCGAATCGCACCTCATGGCCTGGCCAAGAGGGTGGACCGACTTGAGGCGATTGGCGATGGGCAGCTTCCAGGAGTGGCTGCTCTGGCATGGACGTCTCTGGCGCGCCGCGCTGGGATCCTGAGCGCGGCGCCTTGACGGCGTCGAGCCCGCCAACGGAGAACCCGTGAGCAAGACCGACCAGTCCGCCAACCCGCTGCGCGTGGCGTCCAAGACGGCCGAGATGCGGCTCTTCTTCGCCCTCTTCCTTCTCGGAGGGGCGATGATCGCGACCGATCAGACGTCTCCGGGTCAGCTGGAGCTCTTCCGATACCTCCTTTTGGCCGCGTCGGGCGTCTTCGGGATGCGCTCCGGCGTCAAGGTGTCCGCGCTGCTGAAGCCCGGGGCGAAGACGGTGGAGCCGTGATCGCCGATGTCGAGGTGAAAGACGCTCAGTCTCCTCGCTGGATATCGCTCTGCTGCGGCCTCGCGGCCACCGAGTGCCGCGCCATGGCCGGCGAATTCCCGCCCGTGACTCGCATGGGCGGCAAGCGCGCCGTCGCTGCGCACGTCCTCGACGTCCTCGGCACCTGGCCGACGCGCTGGCTCATGGTCGACGCGGACGTGGCGATCGTGGAGTTCTGGCAGGCGGCGTTCGGCGGTTGGCTCCCGGCAGTCGCCGAGATCATCCGCGACGCGCCCTGCGACGGCGAGGAGCTCTGGAAGCTGTGGAAGGACGAGCCGGTGCCAGTTCACCCGCTGGGGAGGGTAGCGCGGTGGCAGATTGTGCAGGCGGGCATACACTCCGCCGTCCCCGTGGGCTCCGCCGGGGCGAAGTGGGTCCGAGGTAAACGGACAAAGATCGGAGACGGACTGTGGAAACACGCCAGCTCTCCGAAGGGCGGCCTTCACCGCGACCTGCTCGCCGCCCGCAACGAACGCCTCGCCCGGTGGATCGTCCTCCAGAAGGGGAACTTCAGCGGGAAGCCGCTCTCGTACGGGGAGAAGTGGGAGGGCGTCGCGGGATACTCAGGACATCTGGCGCCGGGCGAACCCGGACGCGATGCCGAAGGCTTCGTCAAGCGATGCAACAAAGATTCCACCAGCGACGGCCTTGAGGCCTTCTGGGAGGGCGTGGCGGGCTACGCATCCGTGAGCGAATCGGCGAATCGGCTGGGCTGGAAGGATCGCTTCCAGGTCGCCCTCGACGCCGACCGCCTCGACCGATTCACCGCCGCCCCCGGCTCCGCCATGTACCTCGACCTCGCCACGTCCTCGCCGGTCTTCCGCCCGGGGGATCTCGTCAGCATCGATCCGCCCTACCAGGGGACCACGGGCTACGGTCCGGCCCTCACCCGCGAGCGTGTCGTCGAGCTCGCCGAGGAAGCGCACGAGGCCGATTGCCGGGTCCTGGTGCACGAGACGGAGCCCGTCATCAACGGCGGACCCTGGCGCAGCGTCGAGCTGCAACGTCGATACGGGGCGAACCAGGACACCTGGCGCAAGGGCCGCAAGAACGGCGATCCCGGAGAACGGCGGCAGGAGTGGCTGACGCTCAACTTCGAGCCGGCGCGTACGGTGAGCCACACGATGGCGCCCGTGAGAACGTGCGCGGGATTCGAAGGACCTCTTTGGGATCTTGACGACGAGATCCAGGCGACTGCCGCAAGGCTCTACGACGAGGCCGGCACAATCCTGGGGAAGCCCGCGGACGCCGAGCCGGAAATGGTCTATCTACCCGCGTGGGACCGATGATCGTCAACGCTCAGGCCGGTCGTCTCCCGCTCGCCGACGCCTCGGTCGGCGCCGCACCGCGCCCTCCGTCTCATACCCACGCGTTCGTCTACTCCGGAACCATCGCCTGCAATGGGACCCATCGGCGCTGGCTAGTCTACGCATGCGAATGTGGCACAGAGCACCGAATCCTAGCCCTGGACTTCGGGCCGCTCTTTGCCCTCGAAGTGGTAAGATAGAGCCGCGGGGGCGATTGGACGCCCACCGCGACAGCCACGGAGGCATCCCATGGCCCAGCAAGATTCTATCAGCCCCGACGAGCTGGCAAAGCTGCTCGACGGTCACGACATTGCACTATTTGACGACGTCGTCTCGAGGTACGGTGGAGCAGCCCGCGATTCCGGTCTGGTGATCGTCTTCGGAGCGAGCGACGACCTGATGGAACTCCGCGGCGCGATCGACGACGAAGTCGGGTGCTGGGAAGGTGGATCCGCCTTCATCAGCGGCGGGAAGCTCCTGGTGAACGAGTGCGACGAGAGGGACGACTGTCCCTACTTCCCGGGGCTCCGGGCGAAGGCGTTTGAGGTTCAATCGCTGTGGTGCGACGAGGGCGCCGAGCCGTACGCTTGGACGTACCGCCTCGGTGTTGAGCATTCCGACTTCGACATGCTGGAGGACGGGCAGCCCTGGTGTCGAGGCGTCGTGTTCTCCCTCGGAGATATCGATTCGGCGCCATTTTCTCTCAAGCCGGTGGTCCGCGACTACGCCAAGCTGGTGCGCGACCTGATTCAGGCCAGGACCAGGCGCTACTGCCGGGCCGCCGAGGACGCAACTGGAGGCAGCTTTGACTTTCCTGGCGCCTTCGCTGCCCAGGTCTTCAAGATCTTCGAGTCGGTGATGGAAGAGGGAGAAGCCGACGCCGTCGCTCTCTGCCGGGAGCTGGGATTCAACCCGGACGACGGGACGCGGTCCAATCTCTTCCGAGAGGATGGGACGGTGTTCGTCTGCCTTGCGGACGGCGACGTCGCCGAGTTCATCGTAGAGCGCTCAGGGGTCCAGCCAGGGACACCCAGCGGTCCGGAAGTTCACTGGGCCGAGGGCATCCTGCGGTGTCCCTCATGCGGCGCCGAGGAACCCTACACGACGTCGTCGGACTGAGCCCGGGGCGAGCTATCCCTCGTCGTCTTCCTCGACGTCGTCCTGATCCTCATCAGGAGAGCCATCCTCGTCTTTCTCTTCCTCGACCGCCGGGGCCGCCACCGGCGCCGCCCGCTCAGCGACAAGCGGCTCGCCCGGTTCCTCGTCGACGAGCGTCACCTTCAAGTCCTTTGCCAGCTGACGGAGATCGACCGGGGCACCCATGGCGACGATGGCCTGGGCGTCTTCCACGGACGGCACTTTGCCCATTCGGCTTTCCCAGCGGGGAAGCTCCGCCTCGTCGAGCGTCTCGCCCGGGAAGTTGACGAAGAGCCAGCCGTTCACGTACCTGGTGATGTTCTCGGCGGCAGAGTCGACGTCGAAGCGACCGGCGGACTCCGGGGCCCGGTCCTGTACCTTGGCGGCGGCGAAGCTTCCCCGGCCGCTCGACGGCATCGCCTGGGAGAGCTCGGAACCGAGAATCCGGATCCGGATGGACTTCGTCTTCTCCTGGATCGCCGCCAGCCACGTTTCGGCGGATCCTTTGTAGTCGAGGATCTTCGCTTCGAACCCGTCCAGGCCGATGAGGATACCGTCGGAGGACCGGAAGCGCTGGATCTCGTCGGCCGCCGTCTTCGCCTCAGCGAGCGACATATTGACGGAGATCTGACCCGCGCCGCGAGCGGAAACGCCTCGCTTGGCGATCTCGAGGAGTCCGTTCGTCCCGTGTAAGCCCGTTCTGAAGCCGGTCCACAGCTCACCGAGCCACACCCAGTCGAGCCAGACGTCGTCGAGCACGGCGGCGCCGTACGGCGAGCCGGAATCGCCGTGGCTGGACACCATCATCTTGAGCGCGTCAGGATGGTGATCGAGGCTCTCGGTCCTGAGGACGCGGTTCTCGGTGCGGGTTCCGGACGGCAGGAGGACAAGGTCGTCGTCCTGGGTGAATTCGACGTGTGCCAGGTCGACGCGATGAAGAGCGCGCGGACCGACGCACTCCTTGCCCTCGACGGCGAAGCGTCGAAGTTTGAAGGCCTCGTGGACCGCGACGCCCATCGCCCAGGAGCGAATCACCTCCCTCTCGACGGTGGCCCGGCCGCGGAAGTTCCAGATTCCCTCGGCCACCATGCGCAGGAGCTCGGCGCGGTCACCCTCGCCGGCGACGAATCCGCTGCCATGGGCCGCGGCCTTGTCGGTGCGCAGCGCGACCGCGGCCGAGAGGGACGACTCCGTCCGGAGCATCTCGTCGTAGAGCCCCGCATCCCTGCCGGCGGTCTCGAGCACCTCGGACGGGTTGGCGAGCGGCTCCTTGCGGCCGAGGCCGCCGAAGACCGCCTCAGACCAGTGGTCAAGGCGCCGACTCAGGAGTCGGGGCCGCCGCCGGAAGGTGTCGTCTGGGACGGCGTGAGGCATCAGGTGGGGAGCTTCCTCATCCTGATGCCGAAGTTGGTCGCGACTACCTCGTTACCCACGCCAGACGGCGCTACAGCGATGACCGACAGGCGTGTCCCGGCAATGAGCGAAGCAGTTCCGCTGGTCGCTGACCCTGCAGGAAAGAACGGGGCGAATGAGACCTGGGAGCTCTCCATGACACTGAATTTGAACCGCGTCCCCCTCGTTCTGAATTCTCCGAAGGGCTCAATTTCGAACGTGACCTCGGCCTCTCCGAAGGTCCCGGCATGGGCGAACGTCAGTCCTTGGGCTTCCCACCCTCCGACAACGGTCACCGCCGCAACTTGTGAGACGCTTCTCGTCACGCCGCCAGTATCCGGCGTTGACGGGACTTCCAATAAGACCTGGTTGGCGGGAGTCCCAGAAGGTCCCGTCATGATCTCGAAAGGACCGGCTGAGGTCACGGGATGTTTTACAGACATCGCGTTGATGTCTAGCGGTTCCTCGTCTGTACCGCCGATCACGCCGGCCGCGGGGATCGACGGCTGTACGGCGCCACCGGAGAAGATGACAACGCCGGAGGTGAGGTTGACCAGGGTGGTGGCGTCGCTTCCGTCTGTCGAGACGACAAGATGGACTTCCTCAAACGGGATCGCCGCGTCCGGGCCCTTGACAAGCCGGATCACGATCGACCGCGACGTGTCGCCGACGGCCAGCGACCGGATGAAGAGGTCTTGGGCGGCTTGGATCCTCGGGAGAACGAAGGCGACCCGATCGTATCCCGACCATATTGTGCCCTGGTTCACGGTCAGATTGGCACCGTTGAGATCCCCGGACGCCATTTCTACGATGGTGGGCATACCGTCTCCTGTCGTCATGGCCCCGTCGAGGATCACGACGAGGGGCTGGTAGGTGGGATCGGTGACCGGGACCGCCTGGTCGACGGCGGCGTCGACCAAGGAGCCGGTGGCGGGGAGGTCGTTGTCTGGATCCGCCAGGCCGAAGGCGCCGGAGCTCAGGACGGCGACCGGATCGCCTGCGGCTAGGATCTCGCCCGGCAGGAGCCCGTTCTCGACCTCGACCTGGGAGCCTGGCGGCGCGCTCCTGACGTGCTGGCCGGCGACGGCCGACTCCAGGGCGATGCCCTTGACTCGGTCACCCGGGCTCCACGCCTTCGTGCGCCGGTCGGATCCGAAGGTCACGGCGCGTCCGCGGACGATGGTGTCCTCCGCCAGGTCTTCGTACGGCTCGCCGTTGAGCCTCTGGGCGGTGATGTCACCCCAGGCCACGGGCGGCCCCTGTGGTTTTTCTCAGCACGAAGCTTGTATACCACGATGCCGACGTGGTAGACAAGAAAGCTATGGTCACGGAAAAGAGATCTTGCCATACACGACGCGTCGAGGTTCGCCTGTGACCTGGGGCGATGGACCGCGCTTGCTGGCCATCCATCCGGAGGCGTTGGAGCACCCGGAGCCCTTCCGAATCCGCTGTGATCTGCACGACGACGAAGAGGACGAGCTCTTCGAAGGTGTTGAAGGAGCCGCGCGGCTTGCTCGGATCGAGATCTCCGGCTCTCTGCAAGGCCGGGTCGGATTCTTCGACCGGTTCTTCGGCGGGGCTACGTCCTACGATCAGATCCAGGAGGCCATCGCCGCCGCGGACGCGTCGAAGGCCGACACCACCCTGCTCGTCATCGACAGCGGGGGGGGCGAGGCGGTGGGCATGGGACAGGCTTCCGCGGCGCTGCGCAACGCGAAGAACCGGACCGCGGTCTTCGCGAAACGCGCCTTCTCCGCAGCCTACGGGCTGGCGGCCGGCGCCGACACCGTCGCCATGGCGCGAGACGGCAGAGTCGGCTCCCTGTCGGCGTTCGTCCTGCAGGAAGACTCCTCGCGTGCCGCCAAGAAGGCCGGTTTCGAGATCATCGTGAGCTCACCCGACTCGCTCAAGGGATCCGCGGTCCCCGGGGCCAAGATCACCCCCGAGCAGGTGGCCGCGGCCCTCGAGATGGCCGTCGAGGCGAAGGCCGACTTCGCCGACACCATCGCGTCCGGTCCCCGGGGTCTCAGTCTCGAAGACCTCGAGCCGCTGATGAAAGCTCAAGACTTCACTGCCACCGAGGCCCTGGAAGCGGGACTGGTGGACGCAATCCACGACACCGAGGCGCAATTTGTGGCCTCACTCTTCACACCAACGGAGGACGCCGAAATGGCCGACAACGACAAGGGCGCCGGGAAGGGCCCGGAGCCAAAATCAGGGGCCGCACCGCCTGCGCAGGCGCCCCAGGCCGCCGCGCCTCCCGCGGCAGTGCCCGATCCGAGAATCGAGGCCATGCTTCAAGGCATCGCCGGGCTCAAGGGAACGGTGGAGACCCTCGCATCGACCGTCGAGGGACTCGCCTTGACCGTTGCCCAGAGCGCCGACGATAAGCTCCGGGCTCGCCTGGAGGCCGCGAAGGCGACCGACATCGACCACGAGCTCGCCGTCTGCAAGGCGCTCACTCCCGAGCTCCGGGAGGCGCATGTCGCCAAGCTGGAGAAGGACGGCCGCGACCGCGCCGCGTTCGATGGCCTCGGGGAACTGCTCGACACCCGTCTGGACGTCCCGACGCCCGGCGGAGAATCCGTCTCGGTGCCGGCTGACGGCGGCCTGGATCTCGCACCGGGCTCGTTTGACCTGACGGACGCGGCTTGCAACACCCAGGCGATCGCCGTGGCCGACAAGGTCAACCCGGACCACAAGTCGACCGAGTGGAAGGCGGCTCACCGAACCGAATACGTGCGTCTCACCGAGCTCGCCGCCGGAGTGACGTCATGAGCGTCCTCGAAGGCGAACGGTTTGACGACACCCTTCCAGCCGTCGCCGTCGCGGCGGTGGCGGGGCGCAAGTTCTTCCGCTTTACGTCGGCCAGCGCGCCGAAGGAGGCGGGCGTGCTGACCCAGTCGGGAGGCTACGCCGACGGGGTCAACGCCACGGAGACCGACGCAGCGGGCGAGACTTTCCGTCTAGTGACCCACGGCAAGCTTCTCGTCGACTCAGCCGCGGCGGTGATCGCGCTGGACGACTTCGTCATGTCGAACGGTTCCGGCGACGCGGTCGTCTACGTCGTGGCGGCCGGCAACAAGGCCCTCGGCATCGCCAACACGGCGACGACGGGCGGCGCCGGTGAGCAAGTCATGCTCCGGCTCTTCAAGACGCCGATTTCGGCGCCCACCACGGCATAGGAGAACGACATGCCCATCACACTACCAGCAGACCGACACGCCGCCGCCGGTGGACTCTTCCCCGGCGTTTCCACGGTCGTCCTCGGGATCCTCGACGAGGTCGTCTTTCCCGGCGAGATGATCCTCGGCGTCGAGACGGCGAAGAAGTTCCGCGTCATCGTCGAGAACTGGGTAGAGGAGGACCGCTTCCTCGACCTCGACACCAGATGGTACCCCGGGACGAAGATCGACAACGCGACCTTCACCAGCGACTTTCAGGAGTTCACCCTTCGCTACAGCGCCTTCGAGACCGAAGAGACAGAGGCCTTCTTCCAGCTCGAGACCGCCAACGTCGAGGGCGCGATCCGCAAGAACCGCGCCCGCTATGCCGCCTTCGCCGGCGGTTTCGTCCGCCGGAGCGACGAGGTCGACCGCGAGGAGCTGTTGACGACGACCGCCAACTGGGGGACGAACTTCACCGACAACTCCGGCACGGAGTGGGGCGCGGCCGGTGGCGACATCCTGGCCGACATCGACGCTCAGGCGATCACCATCCGGCAGAATGTCGGCGTCGGTCGCCGCATGTTGAAGCTCTACCTGTCGCCAAGCGTCTGGGACAAGGCCAAGCAGGACGTCGGATTCGTGGCCTTCCGGACGACCGGCGGCAACATCACGACATCGGGTTTCGGCACCCTCGACGAGATGGCCGATTATCTGTCCCTGCCACGCGGCAACGTCTGGACGAACGAGACCGGGATCCAGATCATCACCAGCCGCGGCGGCACCCGGGTGCCGGTCTGGAACAAGGACGCGATCCTCTACACCGCGTGGGATCTGATTCCTTCCTCGGCCGAGTGGGGCATCCCGCGCCTCGGGGTGGTCTTCCGCAACCTCGGTCCCGGCGCCGCGAAGCCGTACTTCCTCCCCGGCGAGGGCCGGGTGTGGCGCTTCCCGTGGCTTGGTCGCGAGCGGAGCTTCCTCCTCACCAACGGCGCCGGCCATCTTTTCAAGGACACGGTCCTGTAAGGAGCACCCATGGCAAAACAAAAAGACGAGGCCGAAGTCGAATTTGCGACCGTCGGACACCTGAGCGACGGCCAGGGACACCGGCTCGGACCGGGAACTGCGATCCCAGAGGGGTTCCTCGAGCCCGAACGGCTGGAGAGGCTCCTGGAACGTGGCTCAGTCGTTCAGAGAGGCAAGGCCGATCACCTTCCCGGGGCGAGCTCGTCGACCACCGGCCAGAGCGACCGAACCGGAGTCCTCGACAGCAAAGGCCATCCGAAGGGCGGCGACGTCCAGAGATGACCGGCAAGCGCCTCGTCCGCCGAATTCTCGCCGTCGGCCTCGTGGCGGCGGCTTTCGGCGTGGCGGAGGCGCAACAGGTCCTGGAGGCCGACCCCACCGAGATCCCCCCCGTCGCCAACCAGGCGGCGGTGGACGCCACGCCTTGCGGGTTTGGCCGGGACCTGAACGAGAACCAGACGCTCATCAACCTGGAGCTGTTCTCCGTCCACTGGTGCAACGCGGCCGCTGGTACCTGGGAAACGGTGGGAAATGTTGGGGTCACTTCGGGAACGCCGTTTGATGATGGCGGTCTTACGCTGTTGTCCGGGGGTAACCTGATTACTGACCCAGGAATAACGTACGACGCTGCACTCAACAACTTGACCGTAGCGGGTGACATATCAGCGGGTGGAATATTTGACGGCGATGTCGTCAAGTCAGGTGTTGCAGGGATGGTCATCGAGTCCCCACTGAGCTTCATGGATATTAACGCGCCCAGTGGTCGCATCTTGATAGAGTCACTTACTAACAGGATCGTGTTAGCTGCTGGTGGCGACATTGAAATCAATGCTCGGTCGAGTCGCCAGCTGACGCTAGGGACACTGCTGGTCCAGGTCCGGAACCGGTTGATTGTGTCTGACAATTTTGTCATTCCGGATACTCGTGCAGAGATTTCTAACAATGGTGACGCGAGTCGCGACATTTTCGCAGTCTCGAAGACGGACGGGGACGGTCTGGCTCTTTTCGTTGCCAATAATGGTGACATTGGCCTAGGAACAGCAACCCCCGAATCGCCCCTGCATATGGTGCTACCGACCGAAGATTTTGAGATTGTCGATGCTGGTACAGTCGGCGCGACTCAGGACGCCTGGATCGAGCTCGAAATCGGTGATGTAACGTACTTCATTCGACTGTTTCTCACAAAGTAACTACAGGAGCTCTGTATGCGAAAAGCAAAAACGCTCGTCCTTACCGTCATTCTAGCCATCATCCTCCTAGCGTTGACCAATCCCGCCGCGAAGGGGCCGGCCGAGGTCCGCGGGAAGACGATCCTATCCATGCGGGATTGGGCGGATCATCCGACGGCGCTCGGAGGCTGCGGCGGCTCGGACTGCTGCGTTGCGCCTGCCGCGATAAAGGACTGTGAAGACTTTGGCCGGGACGTTCGCAGAAACGCTACAACGTGGGCTCATCGCGTCGAGGCCTGGTACACGACAGACGCTGCAGCCAGCTGGACATGCAATCAAGAAACCGAGGGGCGCAACAGGACGGTCACCTATTGTAACGTTTGGCCAGCCGACCCCGACGTTCTGGACGCTGGTGTAGCGATCAAACTGTCCGAGCTCTCAATCGTCGAGGCCGAGAGCTAGACGCCATGGGTCGACATCGGAATGGCTTGGCACGAGGCCGGGAGGACAGATGGCCCGTAGCCTCACTTTGACGCTGCCGGGCGACCAGACGGCCGCCGTGGCCGCGGGCTTCACCGCCGTGGCAGGGTTCGACGGCAGGGTCTACGAGAACGCCGTTTCCGTGGACGCGGGCGCCGTCGCCGTGGCCCTCGCCGGGCCCGGAACCAACACCGTCACGTTCTCCAATCTACCCGATCTCGACGACGCGATCTACGCCGTCACCTTCAAGGTGCCGGGCGGCTTCTCAACGCAATACTACCCGGAAGACTCGCCCCACTTCCCTTTCCGCGTGATCCCCTTCCGTAGCACGGCGCAGACCATCGCGTCGATGGAGGTACGCCTCTACCGCGACGACGCCGAGGTCGTCGGTGGGCTGAATCCTGCCGTTGAGGGCGTTGCTGGGCTCGGAGACTGGGTGATCACCGGGTGGGGCGCGGCTCCGCTGGACGCGGACGACTACGACCTGACGTTCTTCGTCGGCGGTGTCCGGAACTCATTTCACTGGAGAGTCCTCGCCGCGACCGACGCGGCCCCGGCCGGCGCCAAGGCGGTTTACTCAATCGGCGCCGACCTCGACGTCTTCGGGAGCCTGGACGACACCGGCCGGCTCTCCAAGATGTTGCAGGACCAGGACCAGGCAGCGATCTTGATCGACCGCGCACGATGCCAGGCCGAGGCCGAGATCGACGCGTCCGCCGGGATCTGCTACACGGTGCCCCTTCACCGCGACCTCGCTGGAACGTGGGACGTCTCGGCCGGCCTGCAACAGGTGACGGGGACGGGCGGCAAAGCGTCGTCTGAGCTCCGCCCCGGACAGCTCGTGGTCCTCGGAGACGAGACGCGGGAGATTCTCGGCGTCACCAGTGACGACGCCTTCTCGCTCAAGACCGCGCACGTTGGCGGTGTCTCGAGCGTCGTGGCGAAGGCCGTCCCGAAGCTCAGCGAGGCGTTCTTGCGACGATGGTCCTCTGTCCTGACGATTTACTACCTCGCCTTCGGTTCGGAGGACATTCCGAAGAACGTCGTGGACGCTGTCTCCGTCGTCCGTGAACAGCTCGGGTGGCTCTGCCAGGGCCGACTCAAGTTCGCCGACATCGCCAAGACCGACGCCCTCACAGGGTTCGGGTTCGCTGAGGCCGTGGCGGATCCGACGGATCCTCTCTTGAGGCTCCGGACGACCTTCCAGGAGCACACCCACGGTGGTAGCCGGCTGAGAATCGGGACGGTGACCTGATGGCCGGTCTGAGTCTCAAGGTGACGTTGCGCGGCGCCGAGGGCGTCTTTCGCCCGCTGATCAAACGCGTCCAGAACCCCGTCGCCGGCCGCGCCCGAGAGCCCCTGGCCCAGGCGATGAGGGATTCAGCGGTCCGGGACTTCCGGGACCAGGGGCACCACGGCCCCAGCGGCTTCACACGGTGGGCCGAGACGCACGATTTCGGCGACTGTCCGCCGGCCGCGCAGATTCTCGGCGGCACACAGGGCGGGCTAGCGCAAGCCTGGCGGACGGCGAGGTCCGCCCCGTCGAAAAACAGCGTTACGATCATCGCCACCCATCCGGGGATGCGGGCGCACGCCTTCGGCGCCAGGATCGGCGTCACCGAGAAGATGCGCCGCTTCCTGGGCGCCGCCTGTGACGTCCATCTGAAGGCCTCGACGAGGACGCTCGTCATACCGGCGCGGCGCTTCGCCGACAAGAATCGAGAGCTGGCCCGCAAGGTCGAGAAGATCGCCGAGGAGGCCCTCCTTGCCTAGCGCTTTCCCACAGGGACCCTCCGACCCGATCGCCGTAACGGTGAAGGACGCGCTCGTCGCCGATCAGCTGGTCAACGAGTGGGCCGGCGGCACCGGTGGTCTCGGCCCGGGGCTAGTCGGTTCTCGCCCACCCGTCGGGCTCACCGGCGCGCAAACGTACAAGACCGGCAGGATCGGCCGCTCGGGCCTCTCCATTCCGGTTCCGATGGAAGCCGTCCCGAGCATCGTCGTCGCGGTCTTCAACCGCGAGAGCATCCCCGATGTCGGCCGGATCGAAGGCGAGGCCCAGATCGCCATCACCTTCTCCGTCGAGAACTTTCACCGCGCGCTCGACGACGACGAGGCCTCGCTTGACGGCGTTCTCCGCCACGTCGAGGGGTTGCTGAAGGACCAAGATCTCGACCTCCCGCGGCATGCTCTTTTGGCCGAGAACGCTTACGGTGGGGCTCCCCTCGTCAAGGTCTTCCTGAGTTTCGGCTTGAACGCCATCGGCGAGGATCCGGGCACCGGAATCTACAACGCCTTCCAGTTCCTGGCGAATTACCGCGTCGCCGACTGGGAGAATCCTCCAGTGAGGGTGTGAAACATGACGCATCTGAGAGAAATTCGCTTCGCCAAGCAGCTCGGCGGCCACTCCCGGGTCAAACTCGGCATCCGTCGGCAAGCTACGTCCCCGACTGGCGAGAAGGTGCGGCCGTGGCTCGCGTGGGGCACTTACCTCGTTGTCGAGCTCGACGACGCCGAGCTTGCCGCGCTGGAGGCCGACCGCTGCTACGTCCTGAATGTTCCGGAGCCGAAGGGGAAGAACGAGCCGGACGCCAGGGCCGAAGAGGCCGAAGAGGCCGAAGAGGAGAAGGAAGAGCCGGCCGCGGCTCCTCCTGTCCGACGATCGAGACGACTCACACCCGAGGAGAAAAGATAAATGGCCGGTCAAACATCGACTCTCGACCCCGGCAAGACCCAGGTCCGCTATGGTTCCCAGCAATGCCCGGGAGTGCCGGCGACCTTGCTGCCGTTCCATCTGAGGATCAACACCGAGACCGTGGTAAACACGCCAGCCTCGATCCAGCCCGAGGGTCTCGGTGGCACCGGGATGCAGCAACGTGCCCTCCCGGGACCGTTCGTCGTCGGCGGAGACATCGTGCTCGAGGTCAACGCCGAGGACGTCGTCCCGATCCTGTTGCAGATCCAGGAAGGGGCATCCGTGGTCGACACCACTCCGGTGTTCACGACGATCGCGTCACCCCTGGAGACGGCAATCGACTGGAACGGTGTTCTTTTCACCTTCGAATTCGAGCGCGACGACGGATTTATCCAACGGGTGTGGGACGTCAAGGCATCCGTCGCCTTCGACGCGACCGCCGGCGCCCTTCTCCTCGCGACCTTGACCCTGCAGGCGTCTCTCGGCGACTACTGGGGAGACCCCCTGATCGTTGGTCCGACCGCGACTCTCGCACCCGCGGCCGTCATCGGCTTCGAGAACTTCGGCGCCTGGAACGGCCAGACCGGGCCACTTGAGATCCGTCTGGAAAGCATCAAAGTCGCCACCGGGCCGACCGATCCGCTCACCATGCAGGTGGTGGCGAAGAAGGGCCCGGAGGTCGTCTTGACGGACACCTGGGACATCAACGGCACGACCACGGTCACCCCAACGGGTGCCGGAGCCCCCGAGGCGGAGCTCGCCGACGGCGACTACGTCGAGATCGACGACGCCCTCCACCAGGTGGCGAGCCGGACAATCGTGGCGGGCTTCATCACGACTTTCGAGCTCACCGCCGCCCATGCGAACACCGACACCGGGCTCACGATCGTCGAGACCTTCGGCCCGACCGAGTCCACCCTCCCGAAGGGCTTGAACCTGGACACCGCGGCGGCTCAATACGGCGAGCTCAAGGATTCGCGGAGCGGCGCGCCCTTCGGCGACCTGACGACGCATGACGAGGTGGAGATGTTCCTCCACGAGAAGGCCCTGACGAACGCGGCCGTGCCGGCCACAACACTCAACGATGAGATCTCGTTATCCGGCTCCTGGGACATCACACTATCGACGAAGGCGTTGAACGCGCCCGGGAACGACGGGGAGCTGTTGACGGAGGCACGCGTCGGCCAGCGGGTGGTGATCGCGGGCGAGGTTCACCGATTCGCGGCGATCGCCGACAAGGACAACGCGACCCTCGTCAAGGATCACGTCGCCGGCACCACGGGCGCCACGATCACCGTCTCGCCACAGTGGAGCGTCGCCCAGACGCGCCCGTCGTTCGTGAGCGCCTTCGGCGAATCGCCGCTGATGAACGTCCTCGGCATCACCGTCGAAAAGGACGGCTCGCCGTTCCTCGTCAACTCCGTCTCGTGGACGGTGACACCGCCGGTAGTTTCGACTCCGGTCACCGGCCAGAAGAGGCCGAGTCTGCCGGTCAAGCGCGGGAACCGGGTCCTCGAGCTGACGATGTCCCGCGAGGCGATCGACGGGACGGTGATCATCGAGCAGGAAACGTCCCGAGAGGTCTCGGTCAAAGTGGTGGCTATCGGGCCGCTTCTCATCGCCGGCTCTTCGCCGGCGACCCAGTATCGGATGGAGTTCTTCTTCGGGAATTCTCGCCACACGGCGCCACGCCACACGGTGACAAGCCCGACGGAGCGGCCGGAAGAGATCACGCTGGTACCTGGCGAGGATCCCGGCGGCACGTTCCCGGAGGACGCCGTCTTCACCTTCACCAACACGCTCGACGCCGCGACCCAGACGCCTGCAACGCCTCTGGTGCCGTAGCTCTGTGAGGTCGGGCCGTGGCTGTCCTGATCGCCTACCTTGTGGCCAAGGGCCTGCTGTTGGGCTTCGCGGTGTACGCGACCTTCGACGCCCTCTCCGTGGGGGCGTCGAAGGTGGCCGCCGACGTCCAGCGGCGCTCGTTCACCTGGCGTTTTTGTGCCGGCCTCTGGGGCCTGTTGTTCGCCGCTCTGACCGTCGAAGATCTGATCCTCAAGGCCCTGTCTCGGATCCTGTAAGGGTGTCCAAATGGGCACCGATGCCAAGCTGACCCTGGAGGTGGAAGGGAAGGACACCTCTGGATCAAAAGTCCTGAAGGGACTGGCCGACGAGGCCGAACGGACCGAGAAAGCGGTCGGTGGCGTTGCCGACGCTGCCGGATTCGACAAGCTCACGGGCGACATCGTTGACGCCCGGAAAGAAGTCGAGCGGCTGTTTTCGGAGTTCCAGAAAGCGGAGCGCGACTTTCAGCAAGCGGAACTCGGCAAAGGGTTCAAGGAGGGATCGAAGGAAGCCAGGGATCTTCGGAAAGAGGTCGTGAGAACCGGCCTGGCCGTCACCGACTTCGCGGACAAGAACAGGGAGGTCGAGGGAACCGCAAAGGCCTTTCGTCGCGTCCGCGCCTCGACGAAGAGGGCGCGGAAAGAGCTCGAGCGCTTCAACAAGACCGGCATCGACATCGGAAAGGTACTGAAGTCCGTCACGTCCCTCCGGACTGGCGTCGTCGCTCTCTTGGCCGCGATGGCGGTCAACGTGATCCAGCGCTTCACGAGCGCAGCAACCGAGCTCGGCAAGGCGTCCGCCGACCTCAAGGGCAAAGTCGACGGCGCCCGCCTGGCGCTCCGGGAGATCGGTGGCAGCGCCACGGCCGCGTCCGGGAGCCTTGAGTTCCTCGACGAGCTGTCCGACCGCCTCGGCGTTGGCGTGGTCTCCTTGACGGACGGGTTCGTCAACCTGTCGGCGGCGACCCGGGGTACGGCGGTGGCCGGCAAGGACACCGAAGAGGTCTTCGAAGCCCTGACCGCCACCGGCGTGGCATTCGGAAAGAGCCAAGAGAGCATCGGCAGGGCCATCAACGCCGTCTCCCAGATCGCCGGAAAAGGCGTCGCCCAAATGGAGGAGCTTCGTCAACAGCTGGGAGAGAACATCCCGGGCGCCCTCCAGGCTCTCGCCTCAGGCCTCCAGCAGATCCGGCCCGACTTCGACGGCACCGTGGCCTCCCTCTTCGAGCTGACCGCCGCCGGCAAGCTGACCGCCGAGGAGGCGATCCCGGCCCTCACCATCGGCCTGAACGAACTGGCCGGCACTGCCGCCGACGACGCCATGGAGACGCTGGCCGGACGCCTGCGGGTGGTCAGCAAAGTGGCGGAAGACGCGAAGCTTGCGCTCGCCGACGAGCTGGAACCCGGTCTCCTTCGGCTGCTCAAGACCGTGGCCGACAACAGCGACGAGATCGAGAAGTTTGCCGCGGGGCTCGGCGGCCTTTTCAGTGACGTCGCCGACGGTCTGTCTGTCGTCGTCGAAGCCCTCGACGACGTCAATACCGGGCTCAAGGGGTTCGCCGAGGAGTTCCCGGCGATCTTCGACGCCCTGGGTCTCGACGACCTCAAGGACTCGCTGATCGACGTCGGGTCGGAGGGCGAGAAGGCTTTCAAGCGGATCGAGGAGTCCGCGATCCTCGCCGGACAGGGCATCATCGACGCGAACGAGGAGGGCGCCGAGGGCGCGGCCAAGAGCTTCGACGGCATCCGCAAGGCAGCCGAGGAGTCTTTCAAGGAGCAAACGAAGGCCGCGAAGCTGTCGAACGCGGCCCGGACCCAGCTCGCCGAAGAGCTGGCGCGGAATCTGGGTCGGATCGCCGACCGCGACATCCAATTCCGGAGCAATCTGCAGGCGCGCCTCACCGATGCCGTCGGGCAATCCCACAACGAACGGCGTGCTCTCGAGGAAGAAACTTTCCGCATCGTGAGCCAGCTGGCAGAGCGGCAGCGTGAGGCGAACGATGAGGCCGTCAGGGACGCGATCGAAGGGGCTCGTCGTGTGGCCGCTGCGGAGGCCCGGGCGACCCAGCAGCGGGAGGACGCGATCCGTGGATTCGCGGACTTGGCGAAGTTTGAGGCCGAGGAGAGGGTCGCCGGCGAGAGCGAGGCGGCAGAAAGCATCGCGAAGATCGAGGAGAATCTTTCACGTCAGCGGGAGAAGTTGATCGCCGAATTCGTGGCGGCGGCCGGACTCGAGACGGAGAAGCGGGTTGAGATCGAGCGGGGAGTCCAACAAAAGATCCGCGACTTGGAGCTCGCGGCGGAGCGGCAGAGAGAACAGCTTGCACAAAGGGAGCTCGCCCGAGCGGAAAAACTGGCGGACGACAAGGTCGCTCTCGAGGAGAAACTACAGGCCAGCCTCGCGGGCATCAGGGACGCCGCCAAGGCTCCGGACGAAGAGGCCGACACGGGCGGCGACGGCGCGCCGGTGGGGCTCACCGAGACCGCGGCCCAGGTCGACACCGTCACGAAGTCCCTCTCTCAGCTCCGGCAAGAGGTCGACGAGCTCGTCCGAATCGGCGCCCAGGGTAAAGGGCTGCTCGACGCCGACGCCATCCTGAGGGGCAAGCAGGCCATCCTCGACGCCACCTTTCCTCTCAGAGCGTTCGGGCCGGTCGCCACGCAAAGCGCGCAGGAGGTCGGCGCCGCCACCCAGGAGATCAAGGGACGCTTCGACGAAGTGATCGCCAAAATCGACGAAACTCTGAAGTCGGAGGAGTTCCTGGCCAGCTTCCGCGAGGAAACGGCCGGCGCCTTCCAAGAGACCCTGTCCAGCCTGATCGAGTCCTTCTCCACCCTCGCCGAGGCCGGACTCCTCACGGACGCCGACATCCAGACCCTCGTCGAGACCTTCACCGCCTTCGCCGGGGAGACGGCGCCGGAGAACGTGGACGCCATAACGTCGATCCAGGAGTCGCTCGCCGCCCTGAGCGAGAAGACCGAGGAACAAACTGAGGCGACGGAAAAGCAAAACGAGGCCCTCAAGACCCAGGTCAAGGTGGTCGAGGACGCCGAGGGCAACATCACCATCCTGCAGGAGGCGCGGGAGGAGCTCGCCGACACCGAGAAAGAGGCGGTCGGGGTGACGGAGGAGGTCTCGGAGGCGACGGAGGAGGCCGGCGAGAAGGCCCGGGCGGCGGCGACTCCCACCGGCGATCTCGCCACCCAGACGGAGCGGCTCGCCAGCGCCGCGAGAGAGGCTTCCCCGGGGATGCAGAGCCTCGCCGCTGCCGCCGATCAACTCTCGGCCGTCTCCCCACCGACCGACTTTGCCGCCGCAGTCGATCAGATCGGCGCGAGCGCGCCGCAAGCCGCGAGGGGGCTACAGGATGCGGCACAGGCGGCCCGTGACCTCGGTGCCACGGAACAAGCCGTCAACGCTCTGGCGACCGCCCTCGAGAGCCTTATCCCTCGCCTGCGGGCGGTCAGGGACGCTGCGAACGAGGCCAGAGACGCGGTCCAGGCCCTCGGCGACGCGCAAGAGTCCATAGGGTAGTGTGGTATGGTGTCCTCGATGAGCGTCAAGTCCCTCAACGACGACCTGCGAAAGACTCCGGGCCTCGCCAGGTCCGCGGCTGCCGGCCTTCGTGGGCTCGCGGGCGCCGCCGCGCGCCAGAGCGTGGCAACCGCCGCCACGCCCGCCCCCGCCGCCCCTGGACGCGACGACCGGATCTTCGGGCTCCTGGGCCAGATCTTCGACCGCCTCCCGGTGACGCCGCCGAACGCCGCGACCGAGAACCGGAGGCAACAACCGTGAGCGTGCTGATGGCGATCTCCTTCTTGATTGCCCTGCCTGTGGCTTACACCGTCGGCCGCGCCATCGAGGAGATGACGAAGTGACCGACCTCGAACGGTGGCAGTCGTTTTTGGGCGCGGGGCTGAAGCGGCTCGACGCCGTGAGACGTCGGCGTCAGGACTTCCGGGCTCGGTGCCGCCACCGGGTAATGTTGGCTGAAAGGCGTCTTCAAGGGTGGGAATTTGACCCCGGGATGCGATGTTACCGCAAGTCTAACCGAATGGTCACTGACGCAGAGATCGACGTCTACGGTTGGGCTGGGGCGACCCGGAGGCACCAGGCGTGACCTTCGCTCCCCTCCCCGACGACAAAGTCCTCGGCCGCGGCTCCTGGGGCGCGACGCCGGTCCTCGGTGACGACGTCTTCATCGACGGGTTGCGGCTGGACGTACAGTCCTCCCGCGCGTTCACGACGCCCGGACAGCTCAACGTGATCCCGCTGCTCAGCGGTACGTCCTTCGTCCAGAACGTCCTTTCGCACCCGGACGCCCCGGAGTCCCTGGTGGCCGACTCTCACACCTTCACGCTTCAGCTGCAGACCGTGCAGTCGTACTTCGCGGGCCGTGCCGTCCTGGATCAGGTCGTCGACCTCTGGATTGAGCGCCCGGTCGACGTCGTTTGGCACCTGCGCCTCAATGACCCGCGGACCGTGTTCACTTTGCCGCGGCCGACGCCTGGCCTGCTCGTCGACACCACGGCCGCCGGGAAATACACGCCGATCGCCGCGATCCGCGACTTTCCGAAGCCGTTCCTCGGAACGGACGTCGACCTCACGGTGATCGAAGTCGGCCCCAGCGTTGCCGTCGGCGAGATCCTGATCGACCCCACCATCGAAACCACCACGGTGGAGACCGGGGACCTGGCGGGCGAGCTCGACGGATCCCGCGCGCTTTGGGTGCGGTACTACCCGCTCCGTCTCTGCGTCGGCGGACCGGAGCAAATCAGCCATGGCGATGGCGGTCTCGTCTCGACGTTCACGCTCGACGAGAGCGTCGTCGCGGCCGACTACGATTGACGGGGCCCGGATGCTCCGCGCCCTGTCCGTCCTCGTCGTCGCCGGGATGTTGGCTTGCGCCTTCGTCGTCGGGAGCGTGGCCGGACAGACGCACAAGGCGACCGACCACGCGCACGAGCAGTACGTGACCCAGCTCGACGACCTCAAGGCGAGCCGGAACCTGATGATCGTCAACGTCGTGGCGCTGTTGCTCGCCGCGGTCGCCTACGGGGCCATGATGCAGGTCCTCGTGGGCTTCCGCGCTCGCTTCGCCGACCACAGCGACGTCATCACCGAGCACACGGCGACGCTCGCCCAGGTGACCGGAGATCTCCGGTCTTTGGGCGAAGCGATTGAGAGGATCCAGAAGGCGGAGCGTTTTTCAACCGTCGAAGGCCAGATTGAGAGCCTTCGCGATCTCATAAGGGAGCTGGTTCGTGAGAAAAGCAAGGATTGAGGCCTCGACGCTCGTCTGGGTCTTCCTCGTCTGCGCCATTGGGATCGAGCTGGCGAATGCTTGGAGGATCGACCAGTACATCCGGCGTGCTGAGGCGGCGGCGTTCGAGGATCGAGTCGCGACGGAGGCCTACAGATCGGCCGAGCGCGAGCGCTGGGCCAAGGTGGAGATCCTGTCCGAGTCGGCGGCGCCGTCGATTCGGGCCATGGACATCCGGTCGCGGTGGTTCGAGCGCGCACGGGATCAAGGGAAAATCGTTGCCGTAGAGAAAGACATCTTCAACGAACTAATGGAGGCACTACGCCATGCCGAACAAGCCGAAGCTCCGACGCCATGACGACGAAGAAGAGGAAGAGCAGCAGGAGGAAGAGACCGCCGGCGGCGGCTAGCCCTCTACCATTCCGCCTGACGGCCCCGGTTCGCCGGGGCCGTTGTTGTTCACGATCGCGAGTAGCGAAGCGTCCTACAGTGCCACCTTATGGATCGGGCGAGCCCGTCGATCTCCTCGGTGGCCGGATCCTCGATGTCGCCCCTTTTCAGCTCCGCCTCGATCCTCTTCAAGCTCCGGATGGCCAGCGCGCCCTCGTCGAGCCCCTTCGCTCGGCAGTCCTTGCAGATGCCGTGGCACGGCGACGACTCGCCGGCCGCGTCGACCTTGCAGTCGCCGCACACGAAACGGTAACACCCGCCGCACATGTGGGACGAGAGGCCGAAGCTGTCGACGTCCTCGCAGCACGGGCATCCTTCGGGCGCATCTGCCGCCAAGCGGGCCGCTTCGGCGTGCGGTCCCTCTTCGACGACGTCGTTACGGTCGGGATGCGCGGCAGCCATGGTCGTCCTCCAGGGCTTCGAGTTCACCTTCCGCGACCAGCCGCCAGCCGATTGTGATCTCCTCGCCGTCGTCCGCCCCGTCGAGCCACTCCTCGAGGATGTTAAAGAGGTCGAGAAACGGCATCTCGTCGGGTTTGACGAGGCTCCTGGATGCGCCATCGCCAAGCGCAGGAGGCAGGACGAAGACGCGCTGGGTGCGGCCCGGGTCGGTTGACTGGCGGACGGGATACTGTGAAGATTGAGGCATCGGACGATTCTCCTCGTTTGGGTCGTTCGTGTGGTCGGCCAGGGCAACGCACCCGGGCCGGCCTTGTACATCCTACCATGCTGGGAGCCACGCTCAAACCCGCCGATCTCGCCACGGTTCGCTTCCTCCACAAGCGAGGGTGGGGCAAGCGCGGCATCGCCGAGATCTTCGGCGTCGACGACGAGACGATCCGCGAGGTCGTCAAGGGACAGTCGCGCCAGAGGACGGAGGAGGACCCGGCGGATCCGGCGCCACGACGTCGAGGAGCGCTGCAATCGAGAAGGGCTTCTGTAGCGTGCCGGTGATCTCGTGCTCCCCGAAGGCCGCCTGGACGGACCTGGGCTCGTCGCCGGTGACGAGGATCACCCGGACGCCCCCGAGGATGCCGCCGAGCTCGTCGAGGACGTACCTGGCGCCGCGGCCCGGCGACATGCTGACGTCGAGTAGGAGGACGTTCACCGAGCCGTAGGAGCGACGGTAGAGCTCGACCGCCTCCTCCTCCTCGCCGGTGTCGAGCACCCGGCAGCCGACCGGTTCCAGGATCTTGCGGATGATTCCACGGATCTTGTGGTTGTCGTCGACGACGAGGACGGTAAGCGGTTGGCTGGCGGTGTCCATCGTGGTATTCTTCGAGGTTCGCTGGCCGGGGGATCTCGTTCGATTCCGTCACGCCATGAGAAGCATAGCCCCAAGACAAGCCGTGGTGCCCTGGCCAGCGTCACGGAGTAGCATACATCATGGGCCGAGTGACGCGTTGACAAGGACTTGTAGCGGTGGTAGCCTGGACGCTCCAGCGCCTGGTTGCACCCCTGGTGAAAGCGAGGCCGCTCAGCAAGACGGGCCCTGGAAGCTCTTTCTAGAACAAAAAGGCCGCGCCCGTCACCTGTTCAAGGCGGGCAGAGGTGAGCAACCGTTCGCCGTCGCCGGGTCGTCTATTCCGACGGAGGCGGACGACTCCAGGAATCTGGGACACCGCAACCGCAAGGACTTGGGGACACCGGAGCGCTCAGGGAGGCCGCCAAGAGACCGCTGAGGCGTGGCGACCGCCAGAGCGGGCGCAAGCTGACGCCGACTCTCTGGAGAGCCGGGCAGGACAGACGTCAGCGAGGTAGCCGGAGACCAACCCTCACCGGCTGTCCCCGTCCGAGAGACGACGGGGTGACCGTCCTCCCGCTGGCGATCAGGCGCCGGCGGCGGGCTTGCATGGTACGATCAGGCCATGACAGCGATCACCCGGGCGAAGATGGAGGCGGCCACGGCAGACTATTCAGAGCTCCGGGCCGAAATCGCCAGACACCTCGGCCTGAGCGCGGACGAGGCGGACGAGCTCATCGACACCGGCCGTCTCTACGGTGAGATAAGCGGCAGCGGGAAGAATGAGCGGCTTCGCCTGAGAGTCAGGCCGGCCGATGGCTGATCAAAAAAGCGGCCGTTGACCCGGGAGTGGCGAGCCGGGCCGCGGGGCCGGAAGCTGCTGGATGATCTCGCCGTCGAGCTCGACGCCCTGGCCGGGTCGGAAGGCCTTGCTCTGCTTGTGCCAGAAGGCGACTTTTCGCACCTTGCAGAACCTGCGGAGTTGACGCGCCCACGCCTTCGAATCCCCGGCGATCCCCTCAGGTCTTCGCTGCCCGCCGCTCTCGCCGCCGTAGATCCACATGTCCGGCGGGTTCTCGAGTCGGTCGACTCCAGACAGAAGTTGACCGGGCGGGCCGATGGCAGGCTCGTATGAGACGAATCTAACGACCGCGGGAACCCCTGATAGAACCCGGACGCGGTCGCGGACCGGGCGCCGTGAGACGCCGCAGACACAGGAGTCCTCCCCTGACTCGACGCTGACCCCGAGCCAGACGTTCGCCCACCCTGCCGGACCCCAGTCCTCCGGCAGGGAACCCCGGATGTTTCCGGCCCTCTTGGTCAACAAAAGGAAGTCCAGATCCGGGCATTCAGCGATGAGGCCCCACATGTCGTCGAGAATCGACATCTGGGCGGCGTCTCTGCACTCGAAGGGATCGCACAAGCTCGGGAAGACGCGGCGGCGAACGCCGTCGGCTTCAGCCTGGCGGTTCCAGCGGCGGACGTCGGGCCAGGTCTTCGTCTGCGCCCTGGTGCCGTTTTTACCCCAGGCTTCGCCGCGCCCCATGCGGTTGGTGATCCACTCCTCAGCGTAGCAATTGTTGCACCCGGGCGAGATCTTCGCGCAGCCGATCCAGGGATTAAACGTGTGATGACACCATGAGATCCCTGTGTTCTCGCCCATTACGAAAATCTCCCATTGCACCACGTCTGGAGTCTTCCCGCGGTTCCTTCCCCGGGCTGTAGCTTGCCGGCCTCAATCCTAGAGAGGGCCGGTTGCGAGATCCCCAGCTCCGAGGCGGCTTCCTGTTGGGAGAGCTTCCGGGCTCGCCTGGCCGTTCGGACCTCAGACGAAAGCACCGATGCGTACGTCGCGGGAATGGCTGGCGCCTCCGGGTTCGCCAACACGTCGGCGAGTCGCAGGACGGCATGGGCGACGTACGGGCGAAGCGGGTCCTTGGCGTCCACCACGGCCTCGACCAAGTTGCGGGCCGCGGCGTGGACGGGGTCAGGGCTGTGAGGGGTCCGCTCAAGGGCTTCCTCGAGATGCTGTTGTAGGCTCATCGCAGGTTCTCATAGTCGGGCCACGATCTCGGGCCTTCTTCGGTGTCTTCGTCTTCATCCGCTAACAGTTCGGTCGCCTGCCGCAGGCACGGCTCACAAAGGGTCGCCGTCGCCGAGTCGTAATCCTCTGGTTGTCCGGCCATAACGGCAGCCTCGACGTCTTCCCGGCACTCGTCGCACTCGATTCGTGTCCATGAAGTCCCTCCGATGAGGTCGTCAATCTCCTCCCGTGATGGCGAAGGCCCGAGGGCTAGCAGTCCTTCGTACAGCTCCTCTGAGCTTCGGGTGCCCGATAGGTGCTGCCATACAGGTTTGCCAGGATAGCCGGGAACACG